AAAAAAAAAAGAGTAAGTTACGGGGTTTTCGGCAGCCCCGGAAGTGTAACTTACTCGTGCCCATATGGGCAATGATCCTAACAAGGAACATATGAACAATAATCCAGGCGACTGTATTTCAAATCGCCTGTGTTATTATCCATATTAACGACGAGCTTTTAATAACTCGATTTCCGCTTGTACAGCTGGAGTATTAACAATGTTAGTACGGTATTCTGCTTTTTGTTGAGCAGATGGTGGTAAGTCTGCTGACGCACCACCGAAGTAACCTAATGAAGCTACTGCTAAAACAGTTACACTGATAATTACTTTGTGTACTAAGTTGAAAGTTGAAGTGTTCATACGTAAACCTCTTTTGTTATACTGGTTATGACTATATCAGCAAATCTGTATTTATGGTAACAGTACTGATACGTGTATTTCCGGAAGTCCTCATTAAGTAAGCAATAGAGACATTCTACTACGTCTGAGAACTGGTTATAGTACCAACTATTCGGATTCATGGTCTCGATATAGTTGATTAATATGTAAATACGTTTTACATTTAACATGATTTATTCCTTTTGGGAGTAACTAAAAATCTGGGAGGGTTGTTCCAGCAACCCTCCCGCTTTATGTTGCAGTAATACTCTTTTAGAGGAAGACAAAACGCATTTTAAATTTCTTTCTTTTTGCTAAAGGATAAGAAGATATTACTCTATTCCTTCATGTAAATTATATATACTTATAAAATCGATAGAAAGGGTTTTTATAAAAAAGAAAAATTCGGGTAAAGTAGAGGGTACCAACTGGTACCCTCTGATTGTGTCCGTTATTTGTTTTTAGCAGGTTTATGAGCATCCACTAAGTCATTGAGTGTCTTTTCTCTTTGACTAATAAGTGCTTCATAGACACCCCACTCTGCAAACTTCTCTGAAATGAACTCTTCTGAGATCTCTTCATCGTTGTTTCTTGATGCAAAGTAGAATTGTGCTAATACATTTTCCATTGGTACTTCTTTTAATAGCTCATCGATCGTATTTTGGAAGTGTACGGTGATTTGTTCACCTTCTACATTCTTGAAACGATGCCAATAAGCAGTATAAGAAGTATTTCCGTTTTCATCACGTGTAATGAGTCCACATGTTACATGAAGAAGATCGAGTCTTCCACCTGTTAGTAAACGTTTTTCACGATGACTGACTGTTGTTTCATGCCCACAATAAAGGACACCTGCTCTAAAACCAGGAATCGCATAGATCGTGAAGTTATCAAGTGTTCTTGGTTTGCTCCGATGGATTGGATGTTGAGTTTCCATTTTGTTATATCTCCTATTGATAACAAAACTAAGAGGGTACGTTGGTTGTACCCTCATTTTGGAATATCCTTATTCTAATTATAGAACAAGACCGTTTTCTTCTACTGAACCACCATCTGCATCAAGTTTGATACGTGAGTTCACGACACCTGATAACTCAGCTTGGAAAGATTCAGTTCTGTCCTTAAGATGACGGATCATCTCTAATACTTCATCGTATTCAGTGGTGAAGAAGACAGTACGGTTCTCAATCTTTTGACCATCGTTTAAACGGAAGATACCATCACATGAATAACCTGTTACGAATTTACCACGTGAAGCTTCTTGTGCATCAAGTGATGTATGAAGCATCGCAAGGGATAATGGATTGCGGTTATATTTCTCACCGAGTTTATCAGTGATCATCAGTGATGCCACACCTGGTGCTGCGCCGGTTACTTTCGTGAAGTTTAAGAAGTTGCGTAAGTCTGCATTATCTAAGCCATGGTTTTCATTGCTGAATAACATGGCAAGCATGCTGATGTATTCTTCTGCGACTTCATTGGCTTCTTTGATAGAAACATTTGGAATCAATAGGGTGATGAATGGTACACCGGCTTTCTTCGCCATGCTATCATAAGACACCAGAGTACGGTAAGCATTTTCAATGGATTTTAAGTTATTGTCATCTAAGAATAAGATAGAGATAACAGATTTACCACGTTTGATTAATTCAGACGCAAGTACTGGTGCAATTGTAGAACCAGAACCACCGTTAGCAGAAGCGACCACGATGTTGATATCACCTGGGTGTTTCTCACTGATGAAGTTAGGGACTTGTTGCATGATTTCTGGTGCGTTCTCTGCACGGATAGAACCTGAACCTTCTGCATCTTTTTCTAATTTGATTTTATAAAATGCATTACGCACTTTAGTGGTATTGATGTTGGATTCAGATGTATCGATTAAGAAAGCTTCGACTTTAGCGTAGCCTGGTTTCTCTTCTAATGGAGTGGTGATATAAGGTGATACTACATTGATCCCTGTACCACCGCAACCATAAATAACCATTTTATTTTTCATAGTTAATCCTCATGAGTTTAATTAAATTTAAATTGTTTAGTTAACGTTAACGAAGTAATCAGACAGACTACTTCCATATACTTTGCTAAGATAGGAAGGATTTGTGAGATTACTTCAATGAGATAATATAGACTTATAGGAAGTAATAGAATTTAATTATCCCAGAAACAAAGGTATTTTTATTATGAGTCCAGTACAATTTGCGATTGCTGAGATTCGTTCAGTCATCCCGGATGAAATCTTAGAACTCGCCTTTATTCCAAAGACTAAATATAAATTAAGTCGTTCTCGCTTTACCCCTAAGAGTATCGACAGTCAAATCTATTTCAATGTGATCAACGAACGTGTACGTCGTCATGTGGATAGTCAAGGGGCAAAACAAATTACCATTCCATTAAGTGGTTTAAAATTCGAAGAAGTGGAAATGGGTAATGGTCAAGCATGGACTTGTCATATCCCGAAACGATTAACGGGTGGTCGCACAATTACTCATGTGATTTCTGTTCATGTGGGTATGGTGGGTACAGGCGCAGGCTTCTTAGGGGGTGGTAGTGTATCTCAATTTGGTTTAGGTGTATCAACACGTAGTACCAATAATGCTTGTGGTAACGATATCCATCTTGCATCAGCTCGTGAGATTATAGATGCATCCAAGCCAATGGATATGAACTTCACCAGTAATGTTTATCTGATCGATGAGAATACGATCATGGTAGAAGACCGCATGCCGATCTCTAACCTTGAGTTAAGATGTCAGGTATCCAGTGATGAAGAATTTAGCTTCATTCAAGGCGCCCATGTGGCTGTATTCGCTGAGTTGTGTTTATTGGCTACTCAAGCTTATATCTACAAAAAACTTTCTATCGTGAGCGATAAAGCAATCTTAGATGGTGGTATGGATCTTGGTAGTGTAAAAGAATGGATTGATAAGTTTGCAGATAGTAATGAACAGTTCAATGAACTTGTTAAAGGTCGTTGGGCGAAGATCCAGAAAATGTCTGATAAACCACGTCATAATCGTTGGTTAAATATGAAAGGTGCGTTAGTTAACTTTAGCTAAAAAAAAAATAACAACACAAGTAGAGGGACTCTTAATGAGTCCCTCGCCTATGTCCGGATTACTGACCTCTTTCAAGTTCAGTAAATAACGGAAGGTGTTCTAACACGGTTAAGTCTAGATTATCCACAATATTGTCTAAGAAATTTAACCACGTTTCTTCACACTCTTTACCGAAATGTAATCGATATGGTGCGTGTTCTTCATGTGCTAAATCCAATGGGATATTGTAAAGATAGCAGACATTAGAAGTGATACCTTCTTTACCGTGCTGTACAACGATAGTGATGAAGTTTTCTCGATCTGCCTTATCCATTGGTTTGCAGACTTGAATTAAACTATTTCCAAATTGAAGTGCCATAGTGTCTTTCCTTTGTGCATACAACAAGAGATAAGGTTGATTGATTAAACCTAAACCCGATTATTGTACTTGGTTGTTTTCTGGTGCACCCATGAATGAATCAATGAACGCACGTAAGTCATCGAATGTTTCGTATTCATCTACCGCAAATACATGCTCAGATGCAGTACGGAAGTATTCAGTTACATTGTATACTTGACGGCAAAGTAATGCACCCATCACACGCACCACATGTAATGCTAATGAATGATGAGAGATCACTTCGATCTTAGCGCTGTTACCTGCTGCACCTTGATCCACTAATTCAGTACGGAACGATACTGGGGCTTGGTGACCAAGCACGCTGTTTGCACTGATTACTACACCGTTTTTCACTAATGCTGGTAATAATACTTTTTCAAGGTTTTCATCGTTAAGTAAGTTTTCAATAGTGAACTCAGGCATTAAGTTGATACCTGCACCATTTGCGTAACCAATGATAGAACGGAAGATGCTAGTTACCGCATAGTCATGAACGTATTGGTTTTTCGCTTCTTCGTTTTCGAATGCTTTAATAGAGTCGAATAATTGACGATCCATTTCAGCACAAGCTAAAACACGGTATTGATCACGTTGTTGTTTTTCAACTGCTGGGTTTACTGATTGTACATTTTCTTGAGTTTCAAGTGCTTCTTGTACATCACTAGTTGCTTGAGCTTTAACTTCTTCTACTGCCACATTTTCGTTTGTTTGTTCAGCCATTTAAAATACCTTATTAGTAATTTGATTAAAAAAAAAAGGGATAGCGGAGAACACATGCTATCCCTAAAAGAAGGGTGGAGGAAAGGAGATAACCTAACCAATCGAGGTATTATAATTGATTAGGCCAATGAAATTAAACCTCCACCCGTATCCAGGAGTATGAGTAAACCGTTACCGATTAGTCTGAAAGACCGCCCCACACTTTCTTCACTTTATCATGATCCATGATGTCATTGTTGTTCAATGAAGCATACTGGGTCAATGAAGTTGAGATATAACCTTTACGAACGATTTTCTCGTCAGGGTTTTTAAGATTGTTGAATTTCGCTTCACGTTTTTGTAAAACACGGATTTGGCTGTGTTTACCAATGCCTGCTTTAAGTGATGCTTGTTCTAACTCTTTATTTTTGTCGAAGACTTTCTTCGTTAAAGAACCGAATTCGATCGCAACGGCTGCAGCCACATCAGATTTCGCTTCATCATGAGCTGTGATAGAAGCTTCAGTGATACCTTCTGGTAATGCTTCTGCGATCGCACCTTTTTCTACAGTACCAACACCATTTTCATCAACAGTAATTTTACCTTTGATTTTTTCTAAGATAAGATTAACGCGTTCAACTTTACTTAATTTAGCCATGAGATTTCTCCTATTTAAATTTGTTTAGCTAAGTTTATATATTGCAATATATACTTATAACGGAACGAGATAAGTACATGATTTAAGATAAGATAGTAAAGGATTACTACCTTATCATCAAGTAGATAATATACCTTTATAATAACCTATAGAAACGGGTTAGTTTTAGAAAGGTAGTTCATCGTAATCGTACCCTGGCCACTGCGCTTCTGAAACGAGTTGCTTTGGATTTCCACTTTCGTAGATCTCATCATTAACACGACCAGCTAGGATGTGGTTAACAACAGGCGCACTAGGTAATAAACGAGTACTATCAATACTATTACGCCAGAATGCTGCAAGTTCATTACTCACAATCGGTGAATCATTTTCCGTGAGAATTCCACCGTAGAACTTCAGTGCTTTGGATAATAACTCAAGTTTATTGGTACGTTGGTTGAGGTAACTATTCGACCCTAAGATACCTGTATTGAACTCACCTCTTGGTCGACTATTTTCATCGGTGCCATATTCTGCTGCACCGAACAGTGATGTCTGGCGATGGAAGACAAAGAAGTAACCACTAACCATGTCATAGTACACGGCTGAGATCTCTACCGAGTAGAAATCATCATAACCAAATGGGAATAACTTGATTACAGTAAGATCCACGGTATCGGTGACATCTTTGGCTTCGAGTGTCTTTGTATCGAAATCGATTACATGTAAAACACGATCGAATAACATTACGGCGAATCGATAAGTGTTGTCAGCTACCCAGCCATATAAGTAACTTGCACTTGGTCGGCCTGCAACACCTGTACCCTTTTTATCTCTACGATTAATAAGTTCGACATTATCGACGAATAAATCGCTGCGTAAATCAGTAATGAGAACTAAAGCAAACTTGGTTGGTTTAAGTCTTTTTGTAACAGCGGGTTCAAATGAAACCACCGGTTCACTTAAACTAAGACGAGTAAACTTCTTGCCTTCAGTATAGTTCTGATATAGTTTCAAAAGTTTCTCATCACGAATAAACGGTTTATTTGGTATAAACTGCGTATCCTTTTTCTTCGGTTTATCGCTTACGAACATTGCGAACTCCTTTCTTCTCTTGTTGTTCAACGAGATAATGTTCCAACACTTGAAGTCTTTCTTCTACGCGTTGGTTAACATGATCTTGTGCATCTCTGTCGGGAATCTGGACAACTCTTTCCTCAACAAGCTTAAGTCTATCATCAAGATGATTGTAATCTTTGACTAAGACTTCGAATTTATCTCTTTGTTCTTCCATCTCATGCACTGCACCGTAAAGTGCGAAGGTTGAAAAGATCAAACAAAGCGACCATATCACAAATAGTGTTATTCCTGTTAATTTTAGGAATGTCTTAATTGGTGATTTACGTTCTTGTTTAAAACCTGAAATTAAACCCATGGTGTCCTCCTATTAGACGATTGATTAGGGGCAATTTAAGTTAAAGATAAGTACTTTATCGATACTTTACCATGGAGATAATATACACTTTTAAACGAAGATAAAACCAATCCTCCCAATACCATGTATCCAATAAAAATTAAATATAACTAAAAAACATTAAGGTCGAACCAAAAATGAATGAAATTAATATAGTGGAGTTCTGTCGTGAAGATGGACGAGTGGCTCTATCGCTTGAATATCTCGAATCAGGAATAAACTTAAAATTGCATCAGAATAAATGTCTACGTGATGAGTGGCTGTTTAGTCTTCCGTACCGTCTTGAAGAACTTTCTCGTTTAGATGAACTACTCCGTGATACTTGTTATAAGTATCTTGAAATGTGTCGTCAAAACAAACATCCTACCTATAAATGGATTCGTGCTCAAATCGATCCTTACAGTGGGTTGTTATACCAAAATGATTTATTTAGTCCTAAATGTCAAATGGCAAGACATGTGGCAACACATCTCCCGATGTACGTGATAGGTGAAAATAAATCAGATCGTTTTAGTGGCTATCAAACCCGTTGCAATGGCCGTATAGTGGGGAAAGAAACCCAAGTTCACCAGATCCCAAATCACATGATCCATCTTCATCTGAAGCGATATAAAGACAAGTATCATGCTGAGACGGGGATTAAAATACCAGGGAGATTCATGCATAAATGACTTATCCGTTCAAACATGTTAAAGACAAACAAGATTTCAATCAGCCATTAAATGGATTTATTGGAAATCCAACAATGGAAGGAAGAAAGGACTCTAATAAAGTCCACGAGGAATTAGTACCATTGAAAGTTAAACCTTTCGTAGCCTATGATGATGGGTATCATGATGAAAGCGACGAGTGATAAAATCTTTAGAGACAAATCAGTATCTAATCCGAATGTGATTAAGAAAATCCATCAAGGTAAGATTGGCCATTTAGTGGATGGTAAGTTTGTCGAATTAAAAGACAACGAGAAAGTCCATCGCAGTAAGAAGATCGTTCGTCTATTCGGTTGTATTAATCTGCACAAGGAAGATCTTGATTTATATACGAGATCGGGTGGTACAGTTAAAAGCCGAGGTGGTGTAAGTAATGGTGGACGATCCACGACTGATACTTACATGCCGATGTATTCAATCCATATTCCTGGCCATCAACTTGGTTAAACACGAGGCATCCTAGGATGCCTCTTAGTTTTGTCCAAAAAAATAACAACAGAAATCAGGGAGTCCGAAGACTCCCGTATATTACTTAATGATTAAGGTTCGAGATTGTAGCGCACGCCAGTGTTCTCAGATCTTATTTCGAAGACTGACATTAAGCCACTCATCTAGTTTAGCCTTTAAAGCTTCAGTCAGTTCATAACCTTCCTTTCTGAAACCTTTTGGCTGTTTACCGATATCAACGTTATTACTCAGTACCACGTAGACTTCGTTTTGTTTGATATAAGTAAAGAACGGCCAACTATCCGAACCTCTTGATTGGTGGGCTCCATATGGCATGATGGAGATTTCACCTTCACTCATATTGATTTCAGTTATGATGGTTGTTTCATAACCATAAACTTCAATAATGCGATGAACAAGATAATCTTTAATTAGATCAGCGAATGCACGCATCTCTTCTTTCGATTTCTTGATATCACGGAATGTGGTAATACTCTCAGCCATATAAAGCCTCCTCATCTATTCAAATTTAAGGACTATCTTCTTAGGGATATTTCCCTGACAGTGGTTCTCGTACAAACGGGTATACCGATAATAAAGCATATTGGCTATAGCATCGTTCGGTCGACCTTTAAAGTCTTTCCCATCATTCATATCCAGTCGATAATCAAAGTCATCTACGAGAGCAAGTTGTTTATGTTTAGTTTGCGCAAGGATGGTAAATCCTGTTGGTAACTGAACATATTCAAACTTTAAACAATCACGAAAATGATCGTGGTTGATCTTCTCACAATGACTTAATATCTTCTTACTTAAGAAACTCATGATCTCTGCACGAGAAGGTGCGGGAACATTCCTGGATACTAACATGAGATCCATGACTACTCCTTAGATGGACGTGCTACTTCCTCACCACCAATAAGGATTTTAAACTCACGAGACATCAGAGTTGTTGCATTCCAATTTCCCGGTAACGTGATCTTGTGGAACAACCAGTTATCAAGTACGATTCTGATATCATCAGAGAGATAATACTGACTCTTACGAACATCAAAATGAACATCGAATTTGTTTATCGCAATAATCTTACTTGTTGGTTCTTTGTATCCGTAATTTATTTCTCTGTACTCACCGAACTCATGATCATCATCCGTAAATCCACAATGAGTGATCTTGATAATACCCTCAACTAGATCTGGAACAACATGAAATACGAATTCATCATTGTACTTCATTCTTGCTGCCTCAATAAGATAAGCGTTTATCCCATGAACAATATCATGACAAACAAGTAGTTTGCTGATCGATTCTTCAAGGGATCTAAGCTTGGGGTAGTGTCCATCGGCCAGAACTTGAGTATTTGGGATATTGTTTACGAGTTGATTATAGATCAGAGCAGTCGCATTGGTCGCTAACCGTTTCTGACCTGGATCATCATAGTTATCATCATACGCCATACTACTTCTCCGGGTTCTTTGGTTTGAGGTTGATCGTGAGGTAAGGTGATGCAATTACTGAAAGAACACCACCATGTGGTAACCGGATCGGTCTTTTCAACCAATTGTCAACAATCTGGTTAAACTCACGATTGTATTGTCTTGCAATCATGGTGTTAAGGAAATGCTCGATACTACGCACTTCTAGATCAGCTTCTGTTTGTTCTTCAAGATAAACAAATCGAATACCATCTTTTGCTGCAGATTGCCAATGATGCGTAATAATGATAGCATTCGTATCGGTATCAAAATCCACGCTGAAGAGGTGATCGATATTGTAAGCTTGCTTAGCCACTTCTTTCAGATGTGATTGCACAGTATATGGAATATACTTTTCTGCGACATCTCCAATAAGATCATTAACGAGTTTGGACTTAAACTCACGATCCTTCTTCACGGTAGGGTTTTCCTTAACTACCCCTGCTGACTCAAGGGTCATCATTAGTTTACCCTTGAGACTAACATCAAGCCATGTCATACACCCTCCTGCGCATCAATGAACTGGATAGATATGCATTTACTTGCAATAGTTGATACTTCTTTACCATTCGGCAATATAAATGGATGACACAACCATTTTTCAAGTTCGCATTGTAGGGTCTCATGTAATACTACCTTTCCGTTAATCAAATTTCTTGGAGTAACAAGACAGTCTAACGGTGCTCTTACATGACGGGTGGTAGGATCAGCATAATTGACTTTAAAGTCCTCGCCACCTTCTTCTTCATCGATATAAAATCCCACATGTTCAATGCTGAGTGTGCGAATGTCTGAACGATAGGAGACATCAAACTTCAGGTTCTTGCCGTATTGACGACAACCCAATAGATAAAGACAGTTCACTGCTGAATTAGCTACATCCCGACCAAGGTTGCATTCTTTAATCTGCTCCTGTATTTTCTCTAACTTAATAACATCGGTTTGTGATTCGATGCCAGCATCAAGATGGCGTCCGTTCGCAATATTAAATACAGCACGAGCAAGCTGTACTTCAGTAAACGTTAATTTAACATCTTTTAATTTATTGCTCATTATTTATCTCCTGGATTGCATTCATATCCCAAGGTGGAAAACAGTGGTTGTCGTTTAATTGAGATCTCGATCATGATCTTTCTTGCTGATGGCTTAACTGAAACTACTCCATCCTCAGACTCTAAAGTAAAAAACAATGAGCTAAGATTGATCGATGGATTAAGTATGGGTTTACCAAAATCAGGTAGATTTGAGAAGATAAAGAGATTATCGTCTAGTGTAATCTGATGACCTACTTTATCGAGAACAAAATCACCGTCGTCATTGTGACAGCTCAACTCAATGGATACTACAAATTTCACATTCTTGTCATTGACAAAGAAAGGTAAAGCGACACTCTTGATTCTGATGTTCCCACCAAACAACGCAAGCTTATCGTTCAACCAATCCACAATAATACCACGTAACACACTCGCTTGTTTAGCGTACTGTGGAAAATGGGTTGGGTTACGACTCATTTCAATAGTCATAATGATACCTCCTACTAGAACCCTTCAGTAATTCCAGTATAGAACTCAAAGTTAATCTTTCTTGCTACCGGATAGGTTTTAAATTCTTTATCCATGTAGAATCCTAACTGATCATCAAGTAAAGCTGCATCCATTTCAATGTGGTCATACTTAACACCTTTGACGTATTTGAACTTGATGAACTCATCCGCTTTGATTGGGATATTGATTTCATCGTATTCGAAATCGTAACCAAGTTGTTTCGGTTCTAATGTAACATTCATATGAACCACAATTTGACCTTCTTCGATGTAAATATTACCACCCATCGATAAGACCTTAACTGGATCACGGGAGTTACGACATGCTGCTTCAAGTCGATTAAGTAGCGATGCACTGAGTAACGATAAGTCAGCTTTGTGTGTAATACGAACACGCTTTCTCACTAACGTTTGATTATGTTCCATATCTCCTCCTATTAGAGATAAAGTTAAAATGTTTTAATTAAGTACTTAATGAGAACATCTTTATTCTCATAAGGATAATATACACTTGTAGCAATCCATATAAAAAGGCTTACTGCTATATAGGAATTTCTGATATACATAGGCAAATATTTATCTATATAGGAGGGAATTGTACTATGAGTAATATCTATGATAGTACTAAACCAATTACGTTGTTAGCGGCACAACGGGTTCAGATTGGGAAAGGGGTATTAAATAATACCAAGTTATTAAAACGTTACAGTAGACTGGACTTAATCGATGTCCATGATCATACGAAGAATGTCTTAATCCGTAAGTTACCAACGATTGTAAGAGCGAGATTTGAAGAGAACACACCACCATTCAAACTAGCCTTTACAAATAACGATAATGCATTACGCTGTCACTATATCTGGAATAATCGTGCTTTGGGTTATTTCGGTGTGTTACTAGATGATGATGGAAATTACATGGTCTCTTATGATACCCCAAATGTTACACCGGTTGAGATGTTCAGACCGGATGGGAGTTCTTATACGGTAAATAAGATTACCCCTGTAACAAATGGGTTTGATACGAACTCAATTCCTAATCTTCCTTTTGGTGTAACCAGTTTCTATTATGATTATACCGCTAAGTGGTTGGTTGCTATTACAAAACGAGAAGATAATAACCAGCTTGAACTTCGTATCCTATCGCTTAATAGTAACGATCAAGAAAGAACCCAACAAATCGAAAGACATCTTAATCAGTTGATCCAACCGACTGCTTCAGTGACGGATGGGGACGATAAACGTTATCTGATCGATGTGGAGTTTGCTGATATCTATTCAACTGTTATGCATTATAATCCTCCAGTTAATAATGCCGGGTTAAATACTTCTTGGAATGCAGGTATCTTTGATAAGATCGCCATGTACGATACTAGAGAAGAAGCCAAGACCAAAGACTAATCAAATGAGACTACTTCGGTAGTCTCCTATTTCTGTTGCTAATTTAAAATCGTTAATATAAAGCGCATAGAGCGATTATTTGGTATAGGGATGATAAATTATACCAACCTATAAATAAAATGCATTAGAGAGCTTTTTAGAGGCATTCCAGATGATATTTAAACCAAAAAGAAAAGCGGACAAAAGAGAGAGGATATCTTTCGATATCCTCCGTATATTAATACCTATTCAGCCTGATTAGATATAGGTGTCATCAAATTTGGCATCCTGATACGCTTTGGTATTTTGGATGTTCTTCATGTAGTCACCATAACTCTTTTGAGGTTGTTGTGGTTTCTGATAGTTACCACCTGAGTTGCTATTGTAACTTGGCTTGTTATCACGTTTCATTTCACTTGGTGGGTTTAATAACTCATGCTGGATCTGGAATCCACATTTTGCACCAATCGTACCTTTATCGATTAAAGGTTGATTCTCATAACCCATCATGTTGCTATAGAAATCCGCAAAGTCGACATCACCAATGAAATAACCATCCTGATGAACGTTACCGGCATTATCGAGATATTGTTTTAATTTCTCTTTGATGCTGTTTAACTGTTCTTCTGAATGAGAAGAGAGACTATAAACATGCGGGATGATTTTCTTACTTTGTTCATTCACAAAAATACGTAAGATCAGTTTACTCATGTAATCGTAGAAGTAAGTGGTAAAACCAAACTCCGCTTCTTTCATGGTAGCCGGATCAAAACCATTTTTACTTGGCATCACCTGACGCATTTGGAAAGCTTCACCGGTCGCTTTACTGGTTAAGTCTAAAACATTCACTTCAGCTGGTTCATAGTGAAGCTCATAACCATATCCACTTTGCGTAGTCGATAAACGGAAGTGATTAAATAAACGATCGATCACTAAGTAATCTACCTGGATGCGACCTTCTTCGACTTTCACTTGGTATTGGGCTTTCTTAGGATTCGTTTCATGTAAGATACGATCCGCTGCTTTCATCTTATACAACGTACCCTTCTCACCGTGGTTCACTATATCTAATAAATCCAAACGACCAAAGCGTTTCATTAAACCACCGACTCGACTGATGGTCTCAGTATCACGGATACGATGAGGCTTGACTAACACGAGTCCTTTTTCTTTGTTCTCTGACATATCCAAAACTCCTTAACTTAATTCTAACTAAGTATTCGATTCAAAAAAAAAAATAACAAGGGACAATAACACTTCATTACTTACTCCTGTATCGAATATGCGGACATAATCGAGAGATACAAACTACGTATCTCAGATTGATATAAGGTGACTTGATGATTTCCGTAAATGACCTTGACTCAAGGCTTACTTTACTTTGATACGTGATATCAGGTTTAAGTATCGGTTTTACGATTTAGGCGATGATAAGACCGCGATACTGACTCTTGCTGTACCTGTCTTGATCATGTCTAGTTTCTTGGCGGCACCCTGACTCACATCAAGGATACGACCATGTTTATAAGGGCCTCTGTCATTGACCTTCAAAACAGCACTTTTCCCATTGCTGAGATTGGTGACTTTAATTTTACTTCCAAGGGGTAATGTCTTATGCGCTGCCGTCATGGCATTCATATTAAACACATCCCCGTTTGCAGTTTTACGTCCATGGTGGAATCCACCGTAATAAGACGAGACACCCGTTAGACGGTGCGTGTCTGGATAGGCTTTTGCTTCACTTATTCCTGGTAAGAGAAATAAACTCAACAAGGCTGCATAAATGCACCCATTCGATTTCTTCATACTGGTATACTCCGAGTCTGGATACTTTCAATCTTGGTTTTGCTTTAAGCAGAGTTAAGAAAGTTTAATATCACTACAAGCGTACTAAAGTAAAAGAAGTTTAAAGTGGATCATTACATCCATCATCAAGTCATATAGCTTATACACTACACTAAGATAATATAGCATCGTAGCATCAGATAGCCGAGCGGTCTCACCCCGGCATGTGCAATCCCAACCCGCCATGCTCGCCGACCGCCGGCTCTCAATTATCTCTCTTATGTTTTCTTTTTCTCTTTTAAGAAAAAGCAATAAAACATTTCTCAGATAATCCAAATATATAAAATCATCAAAACGTTTACTCAATACGTTTTTGTTGATTTTATATATTTGATAGAGTAACCATTGATTTGGTAAATCCTAGAGTATACTAGGCGGTATATAAACCGCCATAGTAATCTTTCTTAAAACATGATTAAAAAGGATTTACTCAAATAAAGATCATTCCCTGGTAAGATACTTCTTACCAGACAGGAATGAGATAAGCAAGATGTTACTTTGTAACATCTTTCCTTTTTCCTAAAATTAAATTTATTTAATTTTTTTATAAAATAAAAATTCTTAAGGGGAAGGGTAGATAATTTATGTAGTGTAATGAAGATGAGTGTATACGAATCTGAATGAAACGGAATAAATTATCTGGGTTGGGGTTCCAATACAGAGAGGAGTGAATGAGTAATATACGGATTGAGTATAGTACGAATGAACGACATCCTTCCACCAAAAATTAAACTATAGTATATAAGGGGCGAAGCCCCTTATATATAGTGGAAAAATCGAACAGTAACATATACTACAAAAATATAATAATATATTACATTTAACATTACACTAAAGAGATAGAGATAATGGAGAGATGAGAATACCTTATCTCTCTTATTTTTGTTGTCATATAGAGATGATAAGAGATATACTGTATACGTATAGTACTAATAAGAGATGAGAGTACTAAGTAAAGATAAAGATTAATTAGAATACTGAATAAAGAATAGATACATTATACTCAGATAAAGAGAAAAGAGAGTATAAGTATAGAGAAATTCGTATTCGGGAATTTTTTGGAGAAAAAAGAAAGATGGCGTATTGGATTACAGAAGGACCGAATGGGATGGGAACGAATGCAAGTGGTAATGGCTATACGGTATTACCAGGTGGTACTATTATGCAGTGGGGGAGATTACCAGGGAACCATGATGGCGCATGGCATAACTTTCCTACGCCATTTCCTAACGTGTGCTTTAATGTGGTGGTCACACCTCATGCAAGTGCGATGAATAATGACTATGAGAACCCGCATATCGGTGAAATCAGACGAGATATGTTTTGGGCGAAAGCGAAATATGATTGGCAGTTAAATAATGCGACCTTTATCGCATTTGGTCGATAGGATAGAAGGATATCTTTAAGATGACGTATTGGATAGAAAATGCACCGGGGAATTTAGAACCTCGTACTGCAGAAAATGGATTTAGTATACTACCTGGTGGGATGATGATCCAATGGGGTGGTATACCAAATGAATATGGGGGTGGATGGCATAATTTCCATACACCATTCCCAAATGAATGTTTTATGGTGTTGGTAAACCAAGCGGATGTTTCAGGAGACTTTGAAAACGTACGGGTAGATCATATCGAAAGAACACGTTTTAGTGCTTGGGGTAAACACGCATGGCATGCTAACGGCGGTCAGTATATCGCCATAGGGAGATAACAGATGACTTATTGGATTACAGAAGCACCGGCTAATACAGAACCCCAAGATGGTGAGAATGGTCGAAGTGTATTACCAAATGGGGTGATCATCATGTGGGGCACAGCAACCAACGGTGGTGATAAGTGTCTATTTCATACCCCATTCCCGAATAACTGTTTTGCGGTAAACTATACAGGATCATCCGGTCAACGGGTGAACCCTAAGCTCGCGACTAAAGACCGATTTGGCTTTACCTTACATCACCGTGAGAGTAGTCGTGGTTGGCGGGGTGGTAGGGTTCGTCATAACAACGAGGTCGTCTGGGAGCATATCCGTTACGTTGCGGTGGGTAACTAAGGTTTTAGGAGATACATCTTTTTGGTGTATCTCTGCCTTATGTCCCTTCCAATGCCATGTGTCTATATTTAAAGAGATAAAATATGAGTTTTAGTAATTTAAAAGAGATCTTCGATCATTACTGTGAGACGGAGATCAATCGTAAGCTCCTTGAGAGCTTAACGAAATGGCGTAATCGTTTTTACAGCCGTAATAGTGAACATGTGGGATTTTTCTCTACCGCATCATTTGGGTTATATATCCCGAAATGGATGAGTAGTGATGATGATGTTTGGTTAAATGAGATACTAGGGATCGATGAAGATGAAGTCGCCGATTTCGTTTATGCGTTACCGACGATCAATAAAGACTTTAAAGTCAGTAGTAATATCTTAAGTATCGGGATGGTGTATCTGATGCACCGTGCTCATACGTCTAAAACCTTAAGTCAAAAAGAACGTGATGGATTAAAGCTTGTGATCATGGAGATCATGGTCGCGCGTTATTTGACCTCTGTAATGAATAATTACTTCTGTCGAGGCAAAACCTCACCTGAGATCAGTACCGAGGTCTATGAGCGTTTGACACGTCGATTTGATCTTAAAGTAGCGGGTAACTGGAAGAACTGGATCGAAATGAAATCTGAGTTATTTGTTATCGGTGATGATCAGCGTGCTGATGCGAAATATGCAAAGCAAGAAGTGTTTGATACCTTTGATGATGAGTTAGTCGTCCGTAAGCTTAATAGCGTGAAATCTCAGATAAACAAATCGATCGTCGAGATCAATGCGGTATTTAGACAGGTATTAGATGATCAGGAGAAAGTGATCTCCACTTCGGCATTAAGTATGAGTGTAGATGGATTATACCTTGGTGATCTGGTAAGACAACAAAGTCAGTTCTTACACTACCAAGATAAGATCTTTACCGATGAGAACAGTTTCATTAAAGAAGATCTCTTATACGTAATCGAATCTTCCATGCCTACATTGGTGAAAAGTACATTCCGTGAAACCTTAAGCTTTATGGTGCGTAATCAATTAACACCGAAATGGAAAAATAAAATCTTAGATGCCCGTCATGATGTCATGATCTATAGTCTGGCTTTAATCCAATCAGAAGGATTAAAAACCAATGATTTAGTTCAGATTGCACATCGCTTACGTCAAAACCTCCTATCTGGTAAAGCTAATGATAAGACGTTATTATCAGTACGTAAATTAGTCGATGGGTTTATTTATGAAGTAAAACCAAAACTTAAAGGTAAACTTGTTTCTTTAGAACGCTCAGCTGTGATGTTGTATATTATTCTCCGTACACTTGCAATGAACTATTATAAATCTTAAGAAATAAAAGTTTATTTTGTTTTGTACTATTATGTGGAAACGTGATAACTCCTATGGGTCATGATTAGATTGACTTTATCAACGCCCACAAGTTTTCTAAAAAGATCAGCTGGGAGTAAGTATTTTCTTACTCCCTTGCTCGATTATATGAAATGAATTTGATTGACAGATCAGTCAGGTATTCTTGATAAGAAATTAATGATTCAGTTAAGCTATCTATAATGGGTTCTGCATTGGAATCCTCCTTATGAAAGTTGAAGTTGAAAATAGAAAGGCCTGATTACCTAGTAAGTACAACGAAAGTGGTTTGTGCTCTGTTTCTCACGTTTTCTTAAGACGTTGTAGACTTTTCTGTCAATCGCCCTCTTTGGTTATAGGGATAAGATTTTTTGGTTCGGTTGCACGCGGATCTTTTGCATCCTAGCATAGAACGGTTCTCTTTGTTATTAATAATACGTCTTTCCCTATAACCAAACCCTCTTCGTTCTGAATGGCATATGGGTTTGCTAGCATCTTCCCTTTTACAGTATCTCAGCCTAATGATGGTACCATGTTTCATGGTGTTTCCTTTATCTCCATAAGTCCTCTGGCTTGAGTAGCTGTTCAGAACGAAACCTAAGTCTACCCTGGTGATTATTATCGAGCATGTACCATCATTATTTTGTTCATCTTGTATCGCTACTTTTACCTTCTTCGGTCTACAAGGATGAACTTTGCGCTCCGTATGGTCATGCGATATTCATCAACCTCACCAGGGTGACGCCTTATCCTATAATAACAATACTACTTGATTAACATTCAAATTCCCTGGGCATCTTTATGATGCCCTTTCTTTTTGTCGCCATTTTTTTTTTGATTTAAATTCTTACTAAGGTAAAAGATAAAATGTCCTAAAGACGGTTATTAGGATAAGAGCTGGTTTCGAATGAAACTTTTATTTGTAAACTAAGTGAAAATGATGAAATGATTCCTGTCTAATAGTTACATTATACTATAGCCGTGTTTAATCCGTCTTAATCACGCAGTGTAGCGTTATTTCATTATAACCTATACGATTCATCGTCTTAACTGAGATCGTCGTCCTATGCTTGTTATATTGCGTTCTCTGATATCGAGTAACGAGGTCACGGCCGTGAAAGTATTCGAAGTTTATCTCAAGATATATAGTGATCTTCATTTAAACGATGAGACAACAAAAATAGAGGCATCCCTAGGGATGCCTCTGATTCTGTCCGTTATATTGCTATAACGTATCACTAAGCTTAGCCAGCTGCTACACCCATGGTAGTAGAGCGTTCTTGTTGCGCTTTATCAGTCGCAAAGTTAGCTTTCATCTTAGTGGTATGCTCAGTACGAGCCATTTTGTAGTTTTGTTGCATGATACCAGTGCTATCAGCTGAAGCTAAATCGTCGTAAACTTTGATTTCGCCTGCTTTCACGATATCTTCATAGGTGTCACCTAAGTATGCACGACGGTCTACTGAAGCCATGCCGCGGATTTCAAGAGATTGCAAGATGTTATTTGCAAGTACTTTTGTACCACTGTTAATTTCTTGGATACAAGTAAATTTAACAGTTACCTCAACTGTCTCACGACCTGAAGTTTTATCCATTTCACCCACACGATCACCAGCGTTATCTGGCATCATGTTAGTACACAACCATGCATTGACTGCATAGGTACAAGTTGGATCTGGCTCGATGTAGATACAAGTAGCTGCGATGTTTTCAGGCATTAAGCTGTAAGCATTGAATGCAGCTGATTTACGGTTGTTAGTTTCAGTGATGTATTTTTGAGTCGTTACAACACCAGGGATTTGAGTAATTGGATCACCCATACCCATAACAATCCAAGTTTCGAAGAATAAACTAATACCACGACCGATTACATCATCCCAAGTATGAGTTGGTTCTGATTTTTCACGGGTAGTACGAGAGAATACATCGAATACTTCATTTGCACCTACGTTAGTTTGAACGTATTCAGCTTTGATAGAAGAATCCAAACCAGAGATTTTCTTAGATTTGTTTTCCATCAATGCTTTAAACGCACGAACCATTGATTTACCGTTATCGTTACCGATGTATTTGAAGAACAATGGTACTTCTAATACAAAGCAGAGAACGTTATTACGGGTGTATGGTGTATTGGCATTCAATACACGGAAGTCGGTACTAAGACCATTCTGACCATCCACGTCAAGACGTGCAACAACATCAGAAACACCATTAGCAAGACCAACTTTATTTTTAAGAACTGAGTCTTTTGCGATGAGAACTCGTCCATTACGTAAAGTACCACTAGGCATTTGTCAAGTCCTCCATGCGTTTTGCAACCACGAATGATTTATTCAAGGTACGCATATTTGGACCGTAAAGATCTACTTTACATGTCCAGCTGTAGCCTTGAGCTTGGTCTTTCGTGTCTTTGTAAGTTTGTGGAACAACCACAACACGGTCATCATAACGACCACGTACACGGTCACGGATCATGGTGTCAGATAACTCCATGAAATCTTCATCAGTCAGTTTACTGTTACCGGTTAACTCCGCCCATACTTGGAAACAAATATAGTCGATATCGCAGATGATTTGCATTGTGATATCAGAAGTTAAGATAGAGGTATCGTTTTTGTAAACTGTTTTCAGACCAGGGCAGAATACTACACGGTCAGATTTGTTGATGAAGTATGATACACCGTTATCCCAAGAACGAATGCGAGATTCAACTGGGATATAAGCATTAGTTACTTCTTTACCTTCCAATACGTGGTTGTATGGAGGTGCATCATAACCATAACCTGCAAGCATACCACCAGGTTGACCCATGTATTGCGCACGCATACGTGCTACTTCATACGTCATAGGAACGTATTTTTTATAACGTGGGTTATTGATTAGTTTCATCGCTTGTGGGATGATTACTGCACGCATTGCACCTGTACCGAATAGTTCAGATTCTACGTAGTTACGTGCTTTAGAAACAAGGTTTGCACCGATTGATTCTTCTGCATCCACAGCTGGTGCTTGGTTAGGGTTGTTGATGAAGTCACAAGTACTCATCGTTAAGTTAGCTTCTTGACGTACACCAAGTACTTTGTAAAGACTGACTTTAGTTTCAGTAGAATAACCCACGTCGTATACTTGACGGAATGGATATTTACCTTGGTCTCTCCAAGTAGTAGGGTGTAATTCGTTACCGGTTGCCATGGTATCAAAGATTTCTTTAACTAATGCGTCAAAGTTTTTATTGTTCATAGTACCATCGCCACCACCAGTTAACCAGAAGGTTTTACCGCTGTCCATAGAGATCGCATCATTACTATCTAATTCACGTTGTACGTAAATTGCATTGTAAGGACGGTTGGTGTGGTCACGACCAGTAAAGAAGTTGATAAGATGTTTACCATCTTCAACACCTTCAGTAGTGCTTAACGCAGTATTGTTGGTTTGCGCTTCAACTTTATACATTTCACCTAGAACTTCTTCTAAGTTTTCACGATATAAATGGAAGCTACCGATATCACCGTAAGTTGCTGGTTTACCGCCACGAGTATCGAAGTCTTGATAACTATCTAAGAAAATTTCTTCGAAGTCGATAGATGCATTACCTGCATTGATATCGAATGCACCTTCTTTGAATGAACAAAGAACAGCGTTACCACCTGTTTGAGTTTTAACAACAACACCATCAGCACGTTCATTTTGACGTGTTAATACTTGGATGTTGTAAAGGTAAGCTTTTTGATCTAACAATGTGCTTACTTGCGCATTAGTCAAGCCACCGCGTTTGTTAGGTGCACTGAAACGAAGACCGATGTTGTTACCAGATTTACCTTTCCATTGTGCTTTGAATTCAAAGATTGGAGAGATTTTAGATTGGCTGGTTGCATCATCACGTACTTGTAATGTACCAGTACGAGTTTCTAATGTGCCAAGTTTACCATCTGATGGCATCGCGATAACGCGCCATCTTGCAAGGATACCTTCGATTGGTTCTTCAGTACTTAATACGATTTTGTTATTTGCATCGACTTCGTGTTCACCAGAAACAGTACGAACTGTTTTACGGAACTGAGGTGATTTAACCCATTCGATTGCTAAACAAATACGTGCTTCTGCTGGCATGTCTTTTGGATGAAGACGTTGTACCATCATTGGGTTGCCGTATTCTTTGAATAGGTTAGCAAAAGGCGTTGCTAAAGTACCATAAGGACTCTTTTCATCAAAGATCTCTTCCCCGAACAAAGCGACTGCAGAAGAAGCAGAGCTGATTACTGCATTGAATGGACCTTTACTTGCATAAGTAAATACCACAGGTAAATGCATCGGGATCTCTGGTGCAACGTAAGGAACAGCACGGATGGATTCATCCTTCGTACCCGGATACCAAATCAGCGGGGTACTATTGTGCGGCTCAAATGTAGCCATAACCATAGAGAAACTCCTCTTTATTTATTGGTTACTAATATATTAGTTTTATTATCTCACCCAGTACTAGATGGAGATAACCGTTATTGCTCTTGAGCTATCAAAGTAAAATAAAGTAGGGTGACTAGAATTCCTACAGTTCCCACTATTAATAAACTCCTTAATTAAGAAATTTATGTCGTTTTATACCCCAGACATAAGGGGTCTACCCTCGGTCTTTCGCTTATGAAATGGCTTAAGATCTAGGGTGGGTCGATTTTACGACATATGATACGAACTCTGTAGACTTTTACACCTAGACGTAGGCAGTTAAAAATATGGAGTGATGAATTATAAACCACATTTAGCTAAATGAGTATATAAAAGATGAACATGAAAAGTCCTTATGAGACCATGGTTCTGCGTCGATCTAACATCAGTAAACTCGAGCAGAAATTAAAAGAGATGGTGATCACTAAGCAAGTGAAGTCGATTGACCAAGAAGGGAAATATGATTTCGACACTTATCGTATTTTAGGTGTAGCCGGTGACGTAGAACTGCCTTATTTCTACCAACCCATCATCATCGAATTACCAGAACAAAAACCAACGATTATTGTTGACTTCCGTTCTTATGCCGGTATTAAATTAGAAAATGATATCATCCATCGTAACAAAACCAATGAAAGTACTAACTTCATTATGGTTTATGCAATAGCTATGGGTGAATGGATGAAAGATGCGGATTCATTAATCTTAACGCAAGACTTACCAATCAATACCTATGGTGCATTAGTTGCTGAAACCGTAGCACGTCGCTTAGGTTTAGATCCGGAATCAACTTTACGTCTAATGGCAGCATTCCAATTGTTCTATGCAACCCGTACTGTAAAAGATATCCAAAATATCAAACCAGAAGAACTTGCTTCTATTGCAACCATTCTTTCTCGTAAGATGAAAGTGGATATTGGTACGCATATGCAAATCGTTGAAATGTTAGATGCATCTGATCTGAAAGATATTGATTCATTCATGAAGAAAATTCGTGAGTTAGCCTGGTCACCACGCCTATCTAAATTAAGCGTAGGTGATTTAACAATCATGCTTGCAGGTGGTTGGATTTCTCAAGGTAACCCAAAAGAAACCATGGCGGTAGCAATTGAATATCCACCGGCATGGCTTGCGATTAACTTTACTTGTGCGAAGAATAAGTTCTATCAAAAATTACCATTAGGTCAAATCATGAAACGTTTAGATCGGAATGGTGCGTTAGGAACATTCGTAAGTAGTAATACCGCGAAATACTTCGGTCCAGTATACGAATAATTTTATTTAATAAGGAAAACAGAAAACATGGCTGTGATTAGTCCTTATTATCAAGAATATCTTATCCAACATGCGGCTAAACTTGTTTGGTGCAGTCCTTATGAAGATGAGCAATATATCATCGAGGCTGCCCAGCTTACTGATGCAAATGGGGATATTATTGATACCATGGTGTTTGAGCGTTTATTATCGCTCCCAAATAACACCGACCGTTTCCACATGTATATGATTGGTGGGAACTATCCGGATGAGTTTAACTTATCCCTTTATAAAGAAAGATGGATACCGATTACAGAATGGTGCTTAGAAGCTGACTTCCTTGTTCGTATTTATAATGATGCGGGTATTTTAGTTCCACTTTGTAATGTCTTCTATTTCTTAGAAGATGATGGTACGATTTTATTTGCGATCCGTGAAGATGGTGATCTAGGAATTAAGTTTGGTGTAGAACCAATTTACTTCCATTTCAGAAGTAGTCATTTCTGGAAAATGAATAACCAGACTGAACGCACCAAACGGGTTTACGTGGATAGTCGTATCTATAAGAAAGGAACAGATTTAAGTGATATGGTCAACGCTTATAACGATCGTTATGAGAAAGATTATCATAACCCACTTATTTTTACGAACGGTAGACTATCCAATAAAATCATGGGTAACAACTACGGTGACTACGTTGAAATGTCAGATGATGGTTCCGTGACCCATGTTGAATATCATTCAGTAAAATCATTACGTTCATTCCACTCTGATTTGGATAAATGTAATAAGTATTTACTGATGTTAAAACACGTACAAGATAAAAGAAAGATCCACTATCGTGATGATATCGAGATCTTCCCAGTCTACGTACCAAGACTTCAGATTGTTAATTACATGAAGATGTATCCAGAAGCCACGTTGGCGGATGCAATCGAACATGCTGAGTTTGAAATGGGTAACTACTATCATCGTAATCGTGAAGACAGTTTACGTATGGTGACTCATCAAGCTTATTCATTGCCAGTTGATTATCTTCTTTCTTCGTTAACTTCAATGCAAGAGAAGATTGATATTGATAACTGGTATTTGAAAGTTGTGGTACATGAATCAGGATTGGATCGTAATCTGATTGCTGAACGCCATCGTGTCATGGAGTTATATCAGCTTGATTACGAAAAACGTTTAGATGCGATGACAGATACTGCATCAAATATCGATGTATGGAAAGCCAGTGAACTTGAGAAATCAGATTACAACTATCTGATGCGTTGTTTTAGACACGAGCTTACGGCTGAACGTGTTTTAGATGCTTATGGTTATGACCAAGCTTCATTAGCACTCGCTAACCCTAACGTGTCAATCACCAAAGATCCAAATAAAAACTACTTCATTATTCCGGTTGGTTTAATGGATAGCTGTACGATTTATGAGTATGATAGAGACGGACTACTTTTAGGTTGGTACTATAGTACCGATACCATGAAGTATTATCCAGTTAACGAAGGAACCATTTACATTGAAGCGATTTCAGGTAAAGGTTCTCATGAGATTTCATTATATAAAGATGTTGGTATTGGTGACAAGATCAACGTCACAACTAATGCGATCTCTAACTATCGTTTATATCGTATCACTAAAGTACCCGGTTTAAATAACGTGATCACCTACCAAGGTGGTTATCGCGATGTAACCAATGTTGCAACCAACTTCGTACAACGTGACGATGGTTTCTCCTTTACTAATGGCGATCCAGCAAACGTTCGTTATGATGTTGTTGGTGATGATAAGTTCCTTTGTCGTGATTTGATCTTAGTACCTGCTTCAGATGGTGTAGTGGACTTTACTTTAGTCTATGGTGAGAACAACGAGATCTTAGATATTGCTCCTGCTAAAATTGCAGTGTGGTTAAATGGAAGAGCGTTAATTGAGAATATCGATTACCGTGTAGACTTCCCTCGTGTGATCATTTTCTCAAAACAATACCTCAAAGGCATGACAGAGCAAAATGAACTTCATATCACCTATCGTGCATTAGGCTTTAGCCGTGATGGTAAATCAACGGATAAACCACGTGAAACGGGTTATGTGATTGATGGTAAGCTCTCAGTCGATTATCATTATGACTTACATCAAAACCGTATTTCTCGTGTCACAATTGGCGGTGGGGTTTATAACCCACATCTCTTGAAGTTCGATGATCAATATGGTGAAGCGAAAGTGAAAGTACCAGACGGTACACCATACTCGATTGATGACCATTATATCGCATTACGTGGTTATGCGGGATATCGTCAGATCTATCGTTTCCAAGAATCCGATAGACAAAATAATATTGATATCATCAATTATCTCTCAACCCGACTACAACGTGAGAAATTACCAAAACATGTTGTGGTAAATGGGAAATACGAATTATACTCACCTTTCATGTCTGCAATCATTACGCATGTGTTAGCCAACGAACGCAAATACATCGAGTTCGACTATCACAACAAAGCGAAGGTTGCACGATTGATTAGTAAGTTTAAGTTCTTATTAAATAGTGATCCATGTGTTAAAGGTTACGATGAAGACTTTGCTATCGTTGACCCAAGACCATTTGACCAAGCTCAACCGACTGTAGTACATCATCGTATCTACGCTTTATTTGAGCACATCAATCAAACTTACTTAAATAACAAGGTAAGATTGAATGGTTGGTTTAAGGTAACACGTACTCGTCGAAACGTAACAGAATAAAAGGATAAGATAAGATGGAGTTAAATGAACTCAATCAAGCTACTCCAGACGTCACGTCGATTGACCGTAATGAAAAGCGCGGCTGGCGTCAATGGAATATGAATCAGATCTATATGGGTCAAGATTCAAAAGGATTATACGTACCAAACGTAGGTGATATCGTTGAAGATATCCGTGGTGGTATTATCCGTTTTAAAGAAGTGGTGAGTGTGGATGAGTCTACACTTATCCCAACTTTTGCAAACCTAACTTTCGCAAAAGAAGATGAAGGTGAGCTTAATCAATTTAGAGGGGTAGGTCCAGGTTATCAATCTGAAACTTGGCGTATCTTCTACGATAAGAGTGTGATTCCGCACACTTTAATGGTTGATGTGAACTTACACCAATACGGTACGGATACGGCTTATATGAAGTTATTCAAAGGTCGTGATACTTCCTCAACCGGTAAAGTGATTTCTCAGTATCGTAATAGTAACTTAGATAACTATTCTGAGAACGTACCACTTGTAACTATCGGTAGTCGTTTTGATGATAGTAATGCAATCAAACGTCCACTCGTTTGTCATACGACTGAACACCTTGAAATTGGTGAAGTAATTACAGCAGTAACTTACTCTGCTTCAGGTAAAGCATGCAGTGAAAATACCTTTATTGTAGCCAATGCAGCGAACGTACGTAGTTTAGATGCAGCAACTGCATACGTAACAGGTATCGAGTTAATCAGTCCGTTTATTTCATCATCTGATGACCGTTTAGTAGAATTCCCATCTAACATCCAACGTGATGGCTTATTTACGATGGCGAAAGTTTACTATAGTGATGGCAGTGACCGTGTCTTATCAATCGATGGTGGACGTTTCTCTATCTTAGGTTTAGATCACTATATCTCAACCTTACGTGGTGAAACGAACTCATTTGGTTTACGTTATCAGTTAGCAGATAATGAACTTGCATGGAATGCCTCAATTGGTGCAGATCGTCATATCACTGAAATCTATCGCTACCGTACATTAGAAGTAGATGGTAGTTACTCAGTGAACTTAGTGGCTATCCCGCGTTGGGCGGATGCGACAGCAGGATACGAATTAGAATACTGGTTGTTCAACCTTGATCGTGATATCGTGTTAAATGTCACTGATTATATTGAACCAGGTGCAAACACTGAAATGTTTAATGGTAAGAAATTTGGTACTGTGCAGCATATCTCAGTGGCACTCGAGTTATCTAAACTAAATATCGGTTTAAATAGCTATCGTCATGTTCAGAACTTCCAAATCGGTTTATCCGGTAATCCATTGAACTATGATGTTCCTTACTTGATTCAATACCATGTATCACAAACCCCTGGTTATGGTGCGAATACTAAACTTAAAATGTCACGCCGTGAACGTGCTGATGAGATTGGTATTAACTTAAATGGTTATCTTGACTTCCGTTCATTAGATCTCTTCTTAGAAGGGACTTACTATCAAACTAAACCATTGTTTGATGAGAACGTAGAAGCTAAGGCACCAGTACCAACACACTTCAGTGTGACCACACCAGATGGTACATCAATGGAATTTGAAATCGAGAAATGGAACCAAGAAGTGGGTATTCCAAACAACCCTCAATTCCCAATGGTGGAAGGTAGTACATTAACAATCGAATGGTTACGTAAATTATCACCAACTGAAACGCAACATCTTTCAGTGACACCGATGATCTTACGTTACTAATAAGGTAATAATAACATGATACTTTATCAAGAAGACTGGTTGCGTTATCCTGGTGCGATAGCGGATTTCCAGACAACGAACACCTCGTTCATTCGATTCTGTAATCTACTGAAAAAGCAAGGGGTAAAGAACTGCTTGTTCCCACTAGCACTTTTTGATAAACGTCTCGTAGGGGTCGATCCATTCGACCCCAAATTACCTGCTGAACTTTGCACAGCTGTTATCATTGAGTGTAAACGAAATCCTTGGTATTGGTTACGCGAAGTGGCAAGACTTCCTGCAACTGGTACTGACGGTATCCGAGTACAAGCCAACCGTTCTATTATCGCCATGTGGTGGTGTTTACTGAATTGTTTCTCAACCTACGCTATCCAACCACGTCAGACAGGTAAATCTGTTGGCGCGGACTTGTTCCACGTGTATAATGTGATGGTGTATGGATATAAGACGCAAGGTCTACTTATTACTAAAGATAGACCCTTGGTGGTTAAGAATACGGAACGTCTTAAAGCGATCCGTGGAATGTTACCTTCTTACATGTGGATTAAAACACGTAAGGATAAAGATATCGAGGATTATATCAACTATGCTCAGGAGATGAACACCCTCAACTTAATCCCTGCCCAGAATGACCCGCAATCAGCGATCAACGCAGCTCGTGGTTATACAATCGAACGACTCCACGTGGATGAGATTGCTTTCGTAAAATACAACTGGGTGATGTTACCTGCTGTATCCTCAGCGATGGACGCGGCAATCAACAATGCGAAAGCAGCCGGTATGCTTTACGGAAGACTTTACACGACAACTGCAGGTGACTTATCTACTAAACAAGGTAAGTATGCTTACGATTTATTTGTGAGTGGCTGTCCTTGGTCGGAAGGACTTTACGATAAACAGAACCACGAGGAAGCACTGAAATTTATCAACTTCCAAACAGGGTTACCTGTTCCATTAGTGAGTATGCAGTTCTCACATCGAATGCTCGGTATTTCAGATGAAGAGTTCTATGCTCGTATCATGTCTGCACCATCAACAGATGAAGATATCAATAAAGACTACTTCTTAATCTGGGGTAAAGGTGGTAAAGATAACATCATCCCTAAAGCGATCTTAGCGGATATGGATAAATCCATCCGTATGGCAAAATACAATGAGATGACTTCAACAGGCTACGTAATCCGTTGGTATATCGATCAAGAAGAGATTCCTCAATATATGGCAACGCATAAGTGTATCCTAGGTGTCGATACCTCAGAACAGATCGGTCGAGACAGTACTGCGTTAGTGTTGATTAATGTAACTGACTTATCGATTGTAGCGACTGTATCTATTCGTCAAGGTTCAATCTTAACCTCAGCGAAATGGTTAGCCGAGTTCATGAGTAAGTATGAGAATGTTACGCTCATCATCGAGAAGAAATCCTCGGCGCAAACATTTATCGATACAATCTTGTTGACCTTCACACATGCGGGTATCAATCCATTTAAACGTATCTTCAATCGTATCATCGATAACAAGTTACTGAAACCGGATCTTTACATGTTACTTCAACGTAACAGAATGCCATCTAAAGACGATATCGAACAATGTCGCCAGTACTTTGGTTTTAACACCTCTGAGAAAACCCGTACTCACTTATATTCAAAAGTATTAGATGAGGCAGCAAAACAATCCCGTCATGTGATGCGTGATCAGTTCTTAGTGAACCAATTAGCGCAACTCAAAGTGGATGATTCAGGACGTGTTGACCACAGTGCGGATGGACACGATGACTCATGTATCGCCTGGTTACTGGCTAACTGGTTACTTCGTTATGGTAAGAATATCGATTTCTATGGAATCGACTCAAGACGTGCCATGATTAATGTGACTCAGGATGGCAAACAACTTTGTGAAGATGATTTCGTTGAATTAGAGCGTATAGAGAAGCTTAAACAAGAAGCTGATGAATTAGTCGAGGAATTCTCCAAAACCTCTCATGCAGCGCTTAGAATGCGAATCAGCCAACGTTTAAATGTAATCAATAAACAACTGGATGGTTATGGTATCGAAACAAGAACCGTTGATTCATTTGTTCGTAAAGAAGAAGACGATAAACGTATTGATGTACGCAAACGCCGCTTTGGTATGATGACAGGTGTAGTCCGCTCTCCATATGGAAGCCGTTAACTATTTTATGTATAAATTGCATTATACAACGTTCAGTTTATTGATGAGACATTGAACACCTTTTTGTAAATTTTGTTAGTTGTTACAAAGTGAGGCATCGTCAAGATGCCTCTACTTCTGTCCGAAAAAAAAAGAAATGGACAAAATAAGAGGTTACCGAAGTAACCTCTTTAATATCACCAGATCATTTTACCCCAGGTAATCATGATACTACTACTATTGTTAATGAATTCGAAATCGTACCCTGCTTGTCTAAGGTACCACTGAATGTTCGGGTCAGTGATACGACAAGGCATCATATCGGTACCTCTATAAGTATTGGTTAATTCCGCCTCTACGATAATAACACTATCATAGGTTGGCACACTCTTGCGTATTTTATCCGCGATGAAACGTAAAGCATGTTCAACTCGACGTTTTGCCTGTGGTTTAATTACATCGCAACGTCTCGGTAGGACGGTTTCTAATTCATCCGCCCCTGTTATTTTTAATCCATAATTATCCATTGTTCACCTCTTTAATGATAAATAAATGTTTTTACTTCACCACCGGTAAGTTCATCGTGCTCCATCGCAATTCTTACTAACTCTTCTGGTGTTTGTTTACATGCTACTTCTGCAACCGAAATACGATAGATGATTTCATCTGTAAATCGTTGTGCACCTGAACCCATGATGATAGCAAGTTTATCATCGTTAGGGTAGTAGCACTCATCACGACAGTCTTCTTTAGCGCTATTGATACCCCAAGTATAACAACCTTTCTTGGTGATAAACATGAGTTCCACTAAAGCACCAAATGCTTGTTCATAGGTAATAGTACCATTTTCTGCATCGTGAATCATTCTGGCATTATAACGATACCAGAATTCATTAAGGCATTCAGTTGTACCATCAATCCAGTTCTTAAAGTCAGCGAAAGCTAGCATGTTTCCCACACCAGCGATAGCAACCACTTCATTATCGATATCATCTTCATGTAAACAAAATCGTTGTTCTTTATTTAGGACAATAAATTTTCCATCCTGATGGAGGTTCATCACCCCACCTTTAATGAGATCTAAAGAACGTAATAGAATGCCACGATCTACTTCATCTGTTTCTGGATTATTAAGTAGTCCATTGATGATATCACCAGAAGCATCAAGATTCTCCTGATTTAAAACGAGTTTAGTATCGGTAGCAAGTGTACCGTTTTTATAAACAACTGTAGTCACGTTAAACCCCCTATTAGATTCTTACAGTGACAGTTAATATAATGTAGTAGTGGCGGTCTTCCACACCAACCACTACTATTCCTATGGGTGTTTACCACCCGTATAATTGTCGAAATACATTATCGACAAGTTTGTACTCACACCAACAATATTGGCGATCGAACTCCGAAAAGTCATCTCGGCATAATGCGTCAATGCATTTCTCGGTATTCTTGAACCAGCTTGAATAGAAATCGTCTGGCCCAAGAGCTCGAATAAATGTTACGAGTACAAATGCTCGATTGAAATCGATCATAGTTAACTCCTTAACGGAATGTTAATAACAAGAGGGTTACCTAATGGTAACCCTCCCCCTATGTCATAACTCCAATCACACGCACAGTTTTCTTTTGTGAGATAGCGAGATCTACGCTTATTATCTCAAAATAATAATATATACTTATAAATTTGATAGAACAACAAAAATAAGAGGCTACCGAAGTAGCCTCATCATTTTAATTTAATAAGCTTAAGCTTTTACTGAAGTACGAACAGGACCTGTCGTCATATTCTCAGTCATCTTCTGCTTTGGATTAGCAGGAGAGTTCTGATTACGTTCAGCTTCCTCACGCTGTCTTGGTGTCATATTACTATCACCACTTACAGCACCACCATTGGCTTGGATTGCTTGTAACACCTGAACTAACGTATCGTTATTGATACCCTGAAGTTCTACTTGTTGTTTAAGTAGATCTGTCATGAGTTTATTGCCCTCTACAGAGCCCTCTACGAAGGCTTGTTTAAGACTGCTTACGATATTATCAGATGGACTCGAAATCGCAGGAGCGCTTGATGTAGGCGCCATACTGAACGTATCTGTTCCAGTTGGTTGAGTTGTACCATCACCCGTTGGCATGCTACCATCTACAGAAGGCGTTGCACTACCTGTAGCATCAGGTGTACCCATTTGTGAACGTAATACATTTAACTCAGGTGCAATACTACTTCCCATACTTGGTAGAGCAGAAGTATCATTACCTAACTGTTGTGCGACATCCGCAGCAGGATTTGCCGGTGCGAGTTGTGTACTACCTTGACCTGTTACAGCTGCTAAAGCAGACTCACTACTATTACCACCTTTCTCAACGCTTGGACCACGTGTATCGGCTCGGGCATCATTTCCGCTGTTATAAACATTCATATCCCCTTTATATTCAGGAATATCATAAACAGGTTGAACGCCCGTTGGTAAGATATAACCTACCACGTCATTGGTTGGGAATCCTGATACTTTAACCATGTTACCTTGGTTACCACCAAGTACGGCTAACTTACCTGATTTCATCCCGACAACGAAACCAACGTGACCACCACCTGTTTTCCATCTGAATACAACAAGTGCACCATAAACAGGTTTATTGAAACGTTGGCCACCTTTCCAATCTAACCAAGATTGAGATGAAGCACTATTGGTACCACGCATACCTGCTTGAGTAATAACCCAGTTAGCAAATGCACTACACCAAGGTAATTCATCCGTTACCCCTTTCATGTTACAAGTCGCAAAGTATTCAAGAATACGTGGGTTATGAGTAGAACCAGATTGTTCTTTCACACCAATCTCTTTACTTGCAATTTGAATCCATTTATATTCAGTAGGAGAAACACTCGTACTATTAATGGGGCCACCCAATGAAGTTGGGATTGCTTGGTTAATTTGTTGAGTTTGACCAGGTTGAGTTAATAATGGCGCATAACTTGGACCGTTACCACCTGTACTGTTTACATTCTCATACTGAGCAGGGTTAAAGACTTTACCACCTAAGATACTATCTTCATACTGAGCTGGATTGAAATTAGCTGAAGCAGTCTTCGTACCGACTGCAGGGATTTGCATATTCAATACTGAACTTGCGATATTAGCACCAGTTTGAGCACCTGCGATACCTGGAACATTGTTGGTTACTGTTGCACCAGTATCACCTTTATTAATGGTGATTGTTCCATCCTCAGAAGTATCACCTGTGATACCTGCACCTTGACCATACTTACTCATATTAGCAAGATGTTTCTTATATGCAGACATCCGTTTACCCATGCCTTCACCGATGTTTGTACTACCTACGATACCGGCAACCATGCCATTGAAATCTTTACGATACAATCCACGGTCTTTCGCATAAGCATGAGCTACAGCCACAGCAATCTTCGGATCATTCATCAAATCAGGATTTGCAATCACTTCAGGATGACCTGCAAGTCTTGCATATTTGACGTAGTTGTCTTTACCTGTAATCTGAACTAATCCACGACCACGGTACATGTAACCTTCAGTTGGTCCATTGCCCATTCTACCACCGTAGAATAAGTTACCTAAGATTTGCTGACGGTTAGGATCTTTCTCAATCGCAGCAATTTGAGCATCAGTCATACTAGAGAGTTTATTGCGTACTGAGACGTAACCTTGCCAACCTTCTGCACCTCGTTTGATTTTCAGTAAGTTCTCCGTAGAGTACTTCATGTTTTCAGACTGAGGTTTGAGTTGAGACTCTGCATCCATCATGCCTAAGTACATGGCGATATGGTTATCATCAATCCCATCAGCACGAGCCAATTTAACGTACTCATCGATGATCTCTTGTTGAGACGCTGAAGGTGGTTTATAACCACTGTCTTGATACGTACCTGCCATATCAGCATAAGAAGGCGTAGAAACACCACCATCTTCTAAAGGCGCACCATTATTGGTATAACCTTCAACACTGTCATTTCTTACGGCAGTATTATCAGCAGCCACAATCGAAGCATCGATATATTGACCACCACCACTTCCGGTATCTTGTTGGAAGGCAGCTTTCACTTCTTCACGGCGTTTTTCTTCATCAGCCATGTATTTTTGCCATTTCTCTTGAAGGGCTTTCTTCTTCTCTTCAGATAAAGGCATTTCATAAGGCTTAGATTCTTTCTCTGCTTTGATGTTCTCATAGAACTCTTTCATCGCATCAGGGCTATTATTGATTGCCACACCTGCAAAGATGATACGACCTGTATCGTTAACTTTATCAGATTCATTTTTGATAATGTCAACAACTGGTTTACTCATTAAGAAGTTAGCTAGTGGCATCTGTTCTGCTACTGCAATCTTATCAAGGTCTTTTGCATTCTTACCGCGGAAATCTTTAATATCTCTCCACGCAGTTGCAAGTAAACCAAAATAGATCGCACAGAAACGATGTTTAAACCATTCTACCCAAATCTTAAAGTTGTTTTCATCTTGTTCTTTGAAACCAAATTTCACGGCAAATAAAGACCAGACTTTCTTAAGTCCATCTTCACCAGAAGACCAAGTTACACTACCCTGAGCACCGTCACGAGATTCAGAACGCATGTGGTTTTCTCGAACTTCTTTTTCGAGTTCAAGAATAACTTCCATGTGGTTACGACTAAAGTAATCAGTCGTATTATAAAGTAAACCGTAAGCAATGAAACGCATCGCTTGTAAATTACTTACACGGTTATCTTTCAATCCGTATTGTTCAACTGCTTCGATATATGGTACTTCAATTTCTGCACCATCACCGACTTTAATCTTAACCTTCGTATCCGCATTACCGGCTACCACGACGTTGTCTTTATCCTGACCATTAACCGTGATGTTACCACTTTGTACATCCGCTTTATATTGTTCACGTTGAGCAATAAGTTTATCGCGATTTGCAAAGAGATCTTCATAAAGGAAACCGTTTCCAGTTCCATCTTTCTTGTTATCATCAAGATCCTCAACGATATCTTTCTCATCCTCACGGAAAGCTTCCGTTACACGAACAGCATAATAACGAACTTGATCGTAGCCCACACCACCCTCTTCATAGTCACTGAATGGCAATGAAGTATAGCTATAGATATCAGGCACACCAGGATTTTTATCCTTGTCTAAGAATGACATGCGAACGAATGATGGTTTATAGCCATCTTCTAATCCTTCTAGATTATAAAGCTCACGTCCATTGTCCCCTTTGAACCATTGCTTAATGTTACTCCACGTTCCGTGTTCAGCTTGCGTCATCATGGCAAATAATGCTTCTTTGTGACGTTTATAAACTGGATAGAAACGTTCTTTATACCACATGGTAAAACGTGGTAACTGTTCATTTTGCATTTGTTCTTGGGTCAACGCACCTTGTGCTTCTTCATTCCAGAAGAATGCCGCCCATTTATTCATGTCGATTTCTTTCTCTTTGAGATAACCTGTTTGCGGATCAACTAAGAGTTCTTTATCCATCTCTTTTTCAAAAGCAAGGATAACGTTAGAACGGCCGACATCATTGTTAGGGTGGATACCATAACTCGCTAAACGATACTCATCCATTTCTTGGAAGTTATCACGATAGTACTGCCAAAGTTTATAACCGAACCAACCTACCGCCGCAATACCAAGTAATGCCCAACCTGTTGGTGTACCAAGGATAGCCGCACCAGCACGTAATGCACTATTTGCTACAAACTTACCAGCCGCTAAACCAGCACGTCCTACAAGTTTACCACCTGCATGAACGACTTTACCTGCTGCTGCACCAAGACCTGTACCTTTACCTGTTAGTGCACCTTTAATAAAGCCACCAACACCACCAACGACTTTAAGCACACCATTTAACGCACCACCAATCCACTGGAATGGTTTAAGTAAGATACTACCAATCGCTGCAGGCGCACCTTTAATCGCTGCGAGGATCATCGGAATGAACATGCCAAGTTTAGATAAGAATCCTTGGTTTGCATCTTCCTGTGATCCCTTACGACCAAAGAGTTTACTCATTGCACCACGTCTTGAATCTTTATTACCGTATTGCATAACACGGTCCATCCAAGAACCTTTACGACGTTTACCTGTAAAGCGGTCAATAATCCCAGTACCGAAACCTTTAAGACCATCTAAGGATAATCTTGATTTACGTTTCTCCGCTCTCTCAGCACGTACTCTTTCTCGTTCTTCTTTCTTCGCTTTCGCTCTTTCAGCTTTTTCTTTTAGGTAATCCTGAATGCCATCTTTAACGTTAAATCCTTCACCCATTTTTCTGGCTTTATCCGCCATCCAACCAGCAAAGTTTTTCGCATTACCAAAACGTTTCTTAATTGACTCGGCTCGTTTCTTCGCATCCTTAACGATATCACCGGTTGTTGCTTGACTGATACTATCAGAAGCAATATCTTTCATGTGATGATCAGGCTGACCACCAAACTTCCAGACTAATAATTCATAGATCCGTTTCGTCCATTTAGTATTAAAAGTGATACCTTCACCCCAACCACCAAATACACCACCGAATAAACTTTTGAATTTATTACCAAGTGAACCTAAGAAATCAATTCCACCCTTAAGCATTTGCTTACCGAACTGGAATGGTTTCACGATAACATTGCTAATAAGATTATCGAGTACATCTTTATAAGGCTTACCGTCTTTATCAAATAAACCTTGATTGCGCATCTCAGATAGCGATAAGATTACATTTCCGTCACGGTCGACGACATCATTAACAATATCGCGAACTTGTCTTAATGGTTTTCCATTGCAGAAATAAACACCATTGATTAATTGGTTAGCGGTAATACGTGGCGAACGTTCATCTCCAACGTAAACATCTTTAACCAACGCATCCGTAATACGATTAAGGACTCTACGACCGAAATCTTTAGCGCGGTTTAATTGTGAGCTGATATTCAAGTTAGATGAGATCTGGTTGATCTTATCTTGCATCCAAGAACGGATATTGGCGCCAAGACCTCTGATCTTATTGATGTCAAACTTGTTACCTGCTTTATCGACAGCATTTTGTAGTTCTTCTACAGTCGCAACGATAGTAGGTTTACCGTCCTCACCCATCTTACAGAGGTGACCTTTAAGTTCACTAAAACTGCGAACCACTTTACCGTTGATATCGCAGTATTTACCTAAAGCTAAATCACGCGCTTTAACTAATGGCTCTTTAAGATTATCAGGTGAATATAAATCGAATTTAAGTAAGACGCTTTCTTTTACTTCACTTCCTTTATTAAATAAAGGATTAAGCACTTTACTTCTTACTGCACCGACGAAACGATTCGTGGTGTCTTTTGCTTTCTGATAAAGATCCATGGCTTTACGTTGAATAAAGTCACGACCATCTTGAGTGTAACGTCTTAATTTCTTCCAGTTGATAAGACTGTCCGTCATCTCAGAAGAATTAATATCACGACCTTTATCGTCACTGATACTTCCACTACCCACACCCATATCAATGATATTACGATTGATGCGAGCAAGACTATTTAAAATAGCCGAAGTTTGGATATTAATCGAAGCATCTAAAGTCTGCCAGCTAACGCTCTCAGTATCTTCGCTCTTATTCGTTGCTTGGTCGCCTTGAGCGCGCGTACGCAAGGCACTAACATCTTGAGCAATTTGTTCAAGGTAACGAGTATTGTCGCGAATGGCAGATAAATAATCAGCATTAGGACTAATAGGACTACTAGTACCAGTAACTCCAGATATATACGGAGCTGATGTACTACGTCTTTCATTTGTTGTTCCTTTTGTTCTTCTTCTAAATCCACCAGTTGGAATTGCACCTTGGGTAGATACATCTTCTTTAATGTATTGGTTATAATCACCACTTAGAAGAATATCGTAAAGTTTATCAGTATCAATCGAATGCGAATCTTTTCCATCGCCCGCAACGATACCCATGGCTTTCAGTGTATCGGTATTGACTAAACCTTGACGGGCTAGATCTTTAACATGATCAACAAAGTTAGGGATGTCACCACGTAAACGATCAAATCTACGATATAAGTATAAGTTGTTATCAGATGACTCTTTATCATCTAATGCAATCTTACCTTTATCGTTGAATTTAACTTGACTACTGATACCGTTTCGAAGTTGACTTAGACCACGTGAGGATAAACCTTTCACTAATTTATCATCGTCTTTCATGAAACGATGGAGATCCATGCCTTCTCCGTTACGGATACTTTCAACTAGGTTTTTACGAAGTTGGGTTTTATCTTCACTGGTAAGATCTTTACCACCTAGTTTCTCAACGAAGTTATCAAGGTTACCGTTTAAGACATCGCTATTACGTTTAAATAGCGTATCAGCTAAATCTTTGGTGTGACGACTACTACTTACGAAGGTATCGCGTTCATTACTAAAGAGTAAAAGATCAGGCATGCGACCTGTACGAATCCCTTCGCTACTTTGTAAGATACGTGCTAAATAACCCGGAATAATTTCCGTGATTGATTTATGCGCATAGTTATCAAAGGCTCTTGGATCGTGTAAGTTCTTAGAAGTATGCCAGTTAATTGCACCGACTTTCGTATCACGCTGTACGATCTGATCTAAATCGGCTGCATCTCTAAACCAGTTTAATCCCTTACCGACTAATCCAAGTTTACCATCTTCATCTGGTTTGATGCCATTACGATAGAAGTTGTTTAGTATATCACCAATCGCTTCGTTAACGTTACCTGCTTTCGCAGCGGCACCAGAGATGGTTTTATTCTTCATCGCAAGGGTGCCAAGACGCATCCCCATACTACCGAAGAACTTACTGCCTATGCCTTCACCGATACTCTGCATGAGTTGCTGACGTATCAGTTCTTTCTGGTCACCAGAAACCGCACCACCTGTAAGGGCTGTCATCTCTCGTTCCATTTCCATGGCTTGACCTTGCATATCCATGATGGTAGTTAAACCACCCATCAGTTCTTGCAATGGGTCAACAAGCATGTCATTGGCTTTATTAGAAAGATGTTTGATCGTCTTACCGATTAGCTTATTACCACGTAACTTATCGCGTAAGGTATTTTGACTCCAGCCAAAGAAACGTCTTAATGAAATATCTTTTAAAACTTCTTTATCGGTTTGTTTTGCTAAGTCAGGTAAAGCCGTATTCTTAACGATTGATTGTAGTTGGTTTAGTGCGTTTTGACTAAACTCACTAAATCCTTTTAATAAGGTTGCTTGTACGTTGTATTGGCGTAGAGAAACACGAAGCATCTCTTTTTGCCAACCAAGGTTAATCCCTTCCTGATAGTTCACTAATCGGGTTAATTGATTAACGACCTGATTAGTACTATTTAATTGATCAGTCTGGGTTTTAGCTTGAGCGACTTGCATGACTTGTTGTTCTTGTCTTGCTTGTCCCTCAGCTTGTTGTTGCTGTTGGAATACACCTAAGATTGTCTTCTCAATCCCAAGGTTTGCGATCTCTTCCTGTGAAGGACCTTTACTTCCACCGCCTTCTTCTTTTAGCTTACTTTCCAGCCACTTGTTCATTCCTTCTGGAATGGCATTGCCAAGGGTACGACGGAATGCTTCTGCACTTCGTTTAAACTCTTTTATTGAAGGTGCAAGTTTTTGCATGGTCTTATCGTATTCATTCTGAACCGAATAAACCGTATCACCAATCAGATCTGCAGTATCTCTGAATTCTCTTGGTGCTGCATTCTTCAATAAGAGTCGCATGGAATTTTCACTAAAGACGGCTTTCTTCACCCCTTCTGCTACATTCGCAGCATCTTTTACGATGGGGCTTCTATCATCTTTGATTTTCTCAGTCGGTTCGAAGCTTAGATCAAATTCACTTAGATCTAAATCATCATCCCCGAAATCCAAATCAAGATCGTCTTTTTTGGCCATAACAAAACTCCTTTATTAAGGCTTATTTATATAACGAATAAGTTAACATTTTACCGTATTTGCTTAGGCAAAATGTCGAAAACATAGCCTGCAACCTATGTCCACATATTAGGCAACTAGTATCTGACACTAAACTTTTTAACGTTAAAAAATTTAAAACACTTAGATGTAAAAGGAATAAAAGGTGAGTTATGACAACACCCATTAAACCTTTTGATGTCCAACTATTAATCCCGACAAAAGAACGACTTGCTCGTGTTCCTCGTATTACCTCGACGGAGATATATGATGGCACTAGTGAAGACTTCAATCCTGGAGGACTTTATAGCCAAATCTTATTTGGTCAAGTAGGCTCCCAGAATCGTGATTATACGTTTGGCTATATCAAACTTAACACGGAGTTGATTCATCCGACAGTTAGACGTTGGATCAGACAACTCAAGCGTTATTATGAGAGCATCTGGCGTGGTGAAGCATTTGCAACTTGGAATCCTAAGACAGGGGAATTCGATTCTGCTGACCTTGGCGATGATGGTGCAGATACAGGCTACCACTTTTTTATCTCTCATATTAACGAGCTGAAGTTTAAACGCAATACTTCAGCAAGACGTAATCAAATGATCGATGCGTATGAAAAATACCGTGGTCAATTAACTTTAGTAAACCATCTTGTATTACCAGCAGGTCTACGTGATTTACAGGTAGCACAAAATGGTCGTACCACGGAAGATGAATCCAATGACTACTATCGTCGTTTACTTCGTCTTGCTAATAGTTTAGAGAACAGTCCACTCCAAGGTGCAGAGATTAATAACGTTCGTCTTAATATGCAGATGATCGTTGATGACCTTTATGATTACTTCCTTTCGTTATTAGATGGGAAGAAAGGTTTCTTACAATCACGCTTTGGTGCACGTAATCTATTCCTAGGTACACGTAACGTCATTTCATCCATGGATATGGGCGCAGATATCTTAGGCGATCCCTCAGCCCCAACGGTAGATACAATTCTCATTGGTTTATTCCAATGCTTAAAAGGAAGTATTCCGCACATCGTCTATCTCATGAGAAACGATCGTCTCTATATGACCTCATTCCCATCAAGAGATGGTGATGCTTATCTTGTTCACCCAACTCGTTTAACTCGTACGAATGTCCAGTTAGATGATATCGCAATCGATAGATGGGTAACAATAGAAGGTAATGAAGCGACTATCGATGCATTCAGTAAAGATAGTTTCAAAACAAGGCCGATCATGATCAACGGTCATTACCTTGGGTTGATCTATCAAGATGATCAGAAATACCAAATCCTATCTGATATCACTGAATTACCAAATGGATGGGATAAAGATAAAGTAAGACCAATCACTTATATCGAATGGTTATACCTAATCAGCCATAAAGCACTTAATGAGAAGAAAGTCGAAATGACCCGTTATCCTGTAACAGGAGATGGTTCTTCTTATATTGGTGACGTTTACGTCAAAACCACAACACCATCAATCCGTCTTGAGAAATATGAAGATGGACAACCAACAGGTGAGTTTGCACTTGAATACCCCGTCTTAAATGGAAGCTTCTTCCAGACAATGTCCCCACACGGATCTCGCCTACCGGAACTCGGAGCCGACTTCGATGGGGACAAGATGAGTGCTAACTTCATCCACAGTAAAGATGCAATCGAAGAGATTAATAGAAATGCTGGTAAACGTATCTCCGTGATTCGTGCTACTGGTAAACTGGCTTATGATATCGAAAATGATATCGTAACTCGAGCATCTTTAGGTTTAACCGCACCACCACGTGGTTACCGTTCAAAACGAGGTGAGTAATGGAAAATATAGATAAAGACCAACTGATCTTGTCATTAGAGGCAAGATACCCACAGGTCTATCGTCAGCAAGGTATCCGTTACTTTGTTAAGATGGAAGATCCAAAGGTTAATCGTGTAGCAGACCTACAGGAGATCGATCTTTCCATCCTGCATTATTTCTATCCGAACATGAAAGAGAGTTTTGGTATCTCACCAGAATCCCCTTTTGTGAAGAATAGAAAGAAAGCACAGGTTTCCTTCCACCATACAGATTACGCAGGGGCAATTGCAGGGCCATATAAAAAGAAAATCTTTAATTATCGACTTGCAATTAAAGCCTACCACAAAAAGAACCCTGGTATCTTCTGGGCAAGAAATGAACGTAAGTTCTTTTCCTTCAGAGAAAGACGCCCATGGAATATGATTGTGGACTACTCATTGATGGGTAGACGATTTGAGTTTCGTTATAACCCAAGACGTCATCTGTTTGAGTTCGAAGCGAAATATAAGGGATATTTAAATGGGATTAGTTATTATACTAAACAAACTAATCGTCATCAATTGATGATGTTCCATGTCCCTGAACAATTACCAAAAGTCCCAGAGTTAAAACGTGCTGCTATCGAAATGAAACGATCTTATTTCAAGATCTTTGATAGTTATGAAAAATTAGCACTGCTTGATTTTTGGAAATGGTTAGATCCTTATACAAGATCAAAATCCTTCTTTGCTCAATATATTCAAGAAAAAGATTTAGATCGAATCGATTTACTTTGTTTATATGGCAATACAGTCGTCCTACTTAATCTAGGATTGCTGGATAGATGGGTAACCGGAAAAGAGTCGTTAGGTGAAGATGAGGAAGATAATGAATCGCCAGAGGATTTAATCGAAGGTGAAGAGTTAAATATTACTCAATCAACCGCAAGACGTTTCCAAAAGCGTTTCCTCCGTTTCTTAGCAAAAATTGTTGAGAAGGATAAACTTGCTAATAGTTTCATTCCACATCCATTAGAGATCGATGAGAAAGAAACCAAGGATATCCAAGTTATCTATGATAGCAACACGGAAGAAACATTAAAAGATGATGACTTCCAAGATCCGGAAGTCCTAGAAGATAAAGGTGATGATACAGTTCTGATCCCACCTGATATCGTAGAGGAGAAACAGTCTGAATCTACGCAAACAAGAACAGAAGCAGAAATTAAAAGCGTTATTAGCGTCAACCAACAGCCGCACGCTGGAGGAACACCAAGCGAAGCTCAGACAATTGTCAAAGCTAACCTCAGTGACCTTAATACCGCTACTTCTGCTCTTAGCCCTACTCATCCTGATCCTATTCAACAGCCTGCAGTAATTAAAGAAAACTACACGCCTGTTGAAGTCAACCAGTTAATGGGTATCCAAACTCAGATCCCCGAGAAGGAACTCATCACTAAACCGGTTTCATCATTAGTTGATGTAGGTGCTAAGAAACAAGTCACCCAGTATACAGAAGAACTTGGTTTAACCAAGAAACAAAATGATTTCTGGGAAAAGGCAGCTGAAACGTATAAAACATTGAAATCACCTGTTAAGGGTAAAACCTTAGGTGAGTTTATCAATGAGAAAAGAGATATCACTTTAAACCAAGAGGATGCAGAAATTCCTGATATCCCAATGGTGACCGATAAGTCTTTACTTAAATCAACGATCATGAACATGCAACGTGATTATATTAAGAAGGATTTAAAACGTGATATCGCCCGTAATATTATTGCGATGCAAAAGACGGGTGTATTAGTGAGCAACTATGAGGTTGAAGATACTTCAAACCTTGCTTCTGATACAGAGACCCATGTAATTCAATTCACACCAGTAGGAGGCTCACCTTCTACAGTAAGATTGAAATTACCGAAAGTCCATGAAGACGGTACAATCCGACAAGGTGGCGTAAGAACCTATCTTCGTTCTCAACGTCGTGACCGTGTTATCCGTAAGATCGACAGCGATCGTGTTGCATTAACAACTTACTACGGAAAACTTTTCTTAAATCGTTCAGATAAAAAGAAATACAACTTAGACAACTGGGTACTCTCTCAAGTTGATCGTCTAATTAGTGAAGGGACCTACACCGATATCCAATACGGTGCAGTAAGAAGTGATATTAAGGATCTTCCTCGTATCATCCAAGCACTGATGTCTCGCTATCGTGGTTTCCACCATAAGAAACTTTTCTATACGATCGACTTTACGAAGATCACCCAGGATAAGAATGGTATCTTATCATTTGGTAAACATGTTCAGTATAATCCGAAAGATGATACATGGTTGGTGAAAAACAAACCAACTGATGTGAATGAAGTCTTCTCGATGGATTTACTTGAAGCACCAGATGAATACGCCGAAGTAAAAATCTTAGGTGTCTTGATGCCAGTCGGTTTCATCCTAGCACGTGAACTCGGTTTCGCACGTCTAGTTGAAATGTTAAGATTGCCTGTAGAGAAATATGAAGCAGGTAAACAAATCGAACGTAACAGTAAGCAATTGATTATTCGATTTGCTGATGAGAAATGGGTATTTGATAAATCAATCATGTCCACCCGTGATAAACTTATTATCGCTGGGATGAACTACTATGCACGTTATTTAAAACAATACAGTGCACTCGATTTTGATACGAAAGAAGTATACGGTGCTATCTTACATGAAGATGGCGTAGCGGTGAGATATGAACGTGAGTTAGATCTTATCCAAGACCTCTTTATCGATGATAGTTCTCGTGAGATGCTTGAATACATGAAAGAACCTACTGAAATGGTGCCCCTCTATATCCGAGCAGTAGAACTTCTTTCAACTTCTCATTACGTCGATGAGATCAATATGGATGACATGGTAATTAAAGGATACGAACGTATTGCGGGTGCAGTATACTCTACCTTTGTAAACCACATGCGTCTATTTAAATCTAAGCCTATCACAACCAAACGTCGCTTTGATATGCCACCAAATGATGTCATGATCATGCTTTCTAAAGATCCATCTATGGAGATCATCGATGATATCAACCCGATCCAAAATGTGAAGGAAAAAGAAAACGTCACATTTACCGGTGAAGGTGGTCGCTCTAAACGATCCATGGTAAAACGTACTCGTACGTATAGTGATACGGATATGGGTGTGATCTCAGAAGCCACCGTGGACAGCTCTGATGTAGGGATTACAACATTCCTTGCAGCTAACCCTCGATTCGACACGAAATTGGGTACTGCTGGTAAACATAAACCAGGACAAGATCTAGATGCTTCACAGCTCTTCTCTACGCCTGTTTTACTTGCACCATTTAGTACTCACGACGATCTTCTGGTTGTCGTTAAACCTTTCTAACTCAGGGAAACTATCTAATCTTCTCTTTTACTAAGCTTATTCTAGTAATAGGTAAGTGGCTAAGCTAATCACTTAGGTATAGTAACAAGAAAGAGAAGTATATAACCAGGATACAATCCTGATCCAAGCTTCCTACTTTATCGTTCGTATAAAGGGAAGAAGGAGCAGAGACTATCGAAAGTATAGTTTAGAAACATCTAAATGAATAAACGAGTAGAGTAGGGAACGTATAATGATACAAGTACCGAAACGGAAGGATCTAGAAATATCTAGATAAGATATAGTCCACTTGAATACTTGTCCTATAGGAATAAGAAAAATACTTAATATAAAAATTGACAACATAAACCCAGGGAAGCCCTATCACTTCCCATCGTAATATTTAAATGTGTAACCAGGTTGATATACCTTCTTACCAGCATCTGGATCGATTAATCTCCAGTGTAATGTGGTCGTTAGAATATTGGCAAATTGCGCCGCCAGACTTGCCGAGACAAAATGATGTTGCTTACCTGTCACCACATCAGTGATTGTAACAGGTTGGTACTGACTTGTCTCCTTGAGATCAAGATAAGGATCTTTGATTTCACGCCAAGGTGTTCCATCATCTGGCTTGATCTGAATAAGATCTTCGGTTAGTAATTGTCGATCATCATTTAAATAACTACTCATCATAGCAGGCGAGTAAGAGTGCGCGATACATGCATCCTTAGATGTTTTAAAATGAAGTATCTCCCCAGTTAAAGCATTCCTGGTTACCACGGGCAACTCTACACCATATTTATCGGTTATCTCACTGATATCTGGAAATACGGTATTCTCATCGCCGAACATGTACTGGTAGCCATCTGGATATATGCGTTTACCTTCATGCTTGCAACGAGACGAAATGCTAGAATAATGTAGACCTAGCACGTATGCAGCGTAGCCAAGACAATAGAAAACCCTCTTTTCTTTAGTCTTAGGGTTATAAACAACAACGGATACTGCACTATTATCACGTAGACCTAATCTAAACGAGCGGAGTACATTCTCAGATGGGGTAACCCATTCAAGATTATCAAGCTTATTGTTAAAACGGTCTCCGTCGATATGATCCACCTGCATCTTACTCTTATCGGTTCCATCGTTGATGAACATGAGAGCGAGTAGTCGGTGAGTCGGAAAAGTTATATTCTTTCCGGATTCATGTGAGATGACAGTTGATCTATATCTAACGGTTGGGTCAAGCTCCCTTACAGGAAGAACTTTCTTTCTGAGAAAAGAATACAGCCGACCTTCTTTATTAAGCGCATATCTTGTTGTACCTGGTATATGATAGAAACCAGGAACAGTACTGACTTCTACCAAGTCCTTGCTGTTAAACGTATTAAGTAATTTTTTCATATCAGATTCCTTTTAAATCATCAGTTAAGTAATTAATATTACACATTATTAGCTGGTTCTGAGGGCAATATTCACAAACAGAAAAGATCGACGTTTACTGGGATTCAAAGCTCTCACCGTATTCCGATTCGGGGTGCAATGCCACCTTGCGTAAGAACGGGATATGAAAATGTCCTTGCTCATCGTGTCGATGAGAAGTTTGCTTACGTAGCAAAAGGTGACGGGGTTATCAAAGAGAAAGGACCGAAATACGTTCTGGTTTCTTATAACCGAGATGACCTCGGTGAAGAGATGGTAGAGATTGGTGTTACAATCGCTTCATCAAAAGGAAGTTACTTCCGCCATGATATCAAGTGTGATCGTGAGGTAGGATATAAATTCAAGAAGGGTGAGGTATTGGTATTTAACCAAGCCTTCTTCCAACGTGATGTCCTTTGTCCTACTCAAGTGATCTTGTGCGATAAGACGTATGCACGAGTCATGTTAGTAGAATCAAATGATACTTTTGAAGACTCTTCAGCTGTATCGATGGATTTTGCTAAACAACTTAAGTCATCCGTCGTAAAAGAACGAGTTATCGTTGTCAATGCAACTGATAACTTACGTAACATGGTTAAGCTTAATGATGAAGTGGATATCGATGATAGTTTAGTATTGATCGAAGACCAAGCCTTTAGTGATGCGGGGTATTTCAGTGGAAGTAGTTTAGATATCTTAAAACGACTTTCTCAGATTTCACCTAAAGCAAAATATAAAGGTAAAGTCGTGAAGATTGATTGTTTCTATTATTGTGATGAAGATGATCTTTCTCCATCTATTAAAGAGGTGGTGAACCAGATCATGAAATATCGTTTCAGTGGAACAAAGATGAAGCTATCTGATAAACGTCATATGACAGGACGGATCGATGAGCCATTAAAATTGAAATCACAAGAAGTCCTAGAAGGTCAAGTAGGTATCCGTATCTACATCGAAACTGACCTAGGGTTTTCGAGTGGTGACAAGCTCGTGGTTAAATTATTAGCCCCAGTTACTGTAGTAGCTGGAAACCTCCATTAATTGACGGGGAAGTCCTAAAGCTTGGATCACTAAGTCATTCTGGTAACAGAGGTGATGGCCAAGGGTAATGCCTTGGGTAAAGTAAAAGAATTCAAGATGAACAATGGATAATCCGCAGCTGAAACTCCCACCGGGAGGAGAGTTCAACGACTATTGGGGTTACGCTCATTACAGCCAAGTGGTACGTATTACTTTGAGCAAGTAAGTAAATCGTTTAAATGGAAATAGGAGGGTGCGAAGATATTCGTACTGATATAGTCTAGTATCCAATCGAAAGGTTGGGAAGTTCATAAGAGAACTGCGTAGATTAACGACCTACGTGAATGCAACGTTGTAATCAGCTTAAATCTGTTACAGGTCGTGTGTTTACCGGTAAGAATGAAACCGAGTCAGGATTACCGATTCACGCTATGTTTGGTTATGCTTCTATCTCGGATCGTATTGTGGGTTCCCCAGAGTTAATCGGAACTACTGCTACACTCTTGCAGTTGGTGACACAACGAGCGTTAGATGCGTACGATAACAAATAACACTTAGAACAAGTTGTTGAAAGACATAGGGGAGGGTTCAACCCTCCCCGCTTTTATGTCGACACTTAGCCGGTCTCTTAAGAGACCACATTCGAATGTAGTAAAAACATTAATCTTAACTGATCAATAAGGTTATAAAACAATGGTAAACAAATTAGAATCCACACGTTACACACTCGCTAACATTATTGAGTTAGTGACGGCTGTAATGTATAAGGTAGAAGGGAATGGTGTAAAGTTACCTGAACCTGCTCCAAATTCAGACGGATGCCCAGATGGTGATTACACTGAACGTTGTATCCAAGAAACAGTTGCACTTGCGATCAAGAATAATCTTGATGTGTGCCCAGTAGAGGAGAACGCGTAAGATGTTAACAAGTTACTCAAAACAGTTAGCAGACGATTTAACCGAAGAGTTCTCTCGTCAAGGTACAGCAGTCGTATTTAACCAAGCGGGTACGTTCCAAGATTTATTGGGTCGCACGATGCCAGGTCTTATCGAAGAAAACGGTGTTGCGGTTTCATTAGATGCAAATCAACTAAAAGACTATCAGCGTCAATCTGGTCACGGTCAACAATTAGAAGCGATGGCCGAAATCTACGCTAAACCGTTATTACAGCGTTTAGACGTATTACGTAACCAAGCGTTACCTTTCATCGATCGTGTAGCAGCAGGTATCCGTGCTCAATACAATGAAGGTTTCTATAAAGTATCTGATATTCAAGAAATTGAATTCGCTGATATCTACAAAACCAAAACTTTCTTAGATTACATCCAACGTCATGCACCATTGGCTAACTCACAAATTCAAAATGTGACTATCCAATCTGGTTTCATGGATCGTAATGAAGATGACATTATTGGTTTGTTAAAATCTGGTAATACTTCATTAGATGATGCATTAGTAGATATGATCGCCCGTCATCCATCTAACTGGTTAACTGACGTATATACTCGTTATCTTGTAAATGGTAATATCGTACCAACTGGTTTACGCGCACCGCATCAAAGTGAATTAGTTGATGAAATCGTTGTACTATATTTCATCCATGCTTCATTATTAGCAAACGATGTTATCGATGGCACTGTAAATATCCCATTAGTACAATATCGCAATTACTTATCTGAAACTTTTGCTCAGTTAGGTGGTTTATTAAATCGTTACGTAAACCAAATCAACTTAGTTGATCAAGGTGGTCAGGTAGTGGCTTTCAAAGATGAAAACACTAACGTGATCTACGTATACAAAACCAACTATGAAAAATACCTTGAACAAGGTGGTAATGCAGATGCGGTATTAGGTGCAGTAGCATTAGGTTCAGTAGGTAACATCAATGACTTACTTGAAAACACTGAGCGATATGCCAATGAATTCAACCGTGCCTACAACGAACAAATCAATGCAGTAAAAGCGGCTTTCCGTTCAAACTACATCCGTTTGTTCCCACAGGTGTTCATTGAAGAGTTGAAGAAAGAACCTTCTGATTTCGTGGCTTTATTTGTACAACCTGGTACAGTGATTCCTGAAACAGGGTTCTCTTATAGTGATCTCTCTGGTCGTATTTTAAACTCACTTGCTCCAACGCAAGGTTACGACAATATCTATGATTTCACCAAAGCATTGATTTTAGATATCGGTTTATCCCATTACAGCTTAGGTGCATTCTATCGCAAAGTAGAACAACAAATGAAAGCAACCGGTGAAGAAGATCCACAAGTTGCAACCTTCGCTGTAGCAGTAGATGAGTTAGTGAAAGAAATCTTAGCTAACGCAACAGTGAGAACTAAACTAGGGCTATAATTATGGCTAGTTTAAGAAAGTGTAATTGGGCTGGTCAGGTGGTAACACTTGACCATTTCATTCATAATACCACCATTGCACTTGAGTCAGCTATTGAACTTGATACTGACGTTTCAAATGAAGGTGTAAGCGATGCATTAAAAACCTTCGCTCAGAAAACCGTCGCATTACTGAAACGATTCCTTGAGAATATTAAGCAAACAATCAAAGCACTTTTTGCCAAACTGGGTGTTGGTGTGACGATCAAAGATCTCATGGATCTACTTGGTGATATCCGTAAGTCACGTGAAATCAACTTCTCTTTCCTTGAGCTTAAAAAACTCACTAAACTTGGTTGGAACGTTGAAGTCACCACGACTGATGGTAAGAAGGCTGAATATACGGCAAAAGATTTGCGAAATGGTTATGATGCTTATGCAACCGCAACTTTACGTATGATCGATTTCTTAAGACATTCAAGAAACATCGAGCTAATGACTGATAAAGGTGTTGCTCAAATGATGTCTTCTGCTATGGATGATACTTATATGCTGTTTGGTTCTAAACCAACTCGATTTGTGTATCACAATAATGAGTTTGGTATCATCCACGATGAGATCGCAGAAAGTAAAACACTGATGCCATTTGCTTACCAAGCTCACATCGCTGAAGACGATATTAATTACTTAATTGAAATCATGAAGCGTTATGAGATCACAGGTCCATCGAGTAAGTTCATTGAAAGAAATATTGATCTATCATTAAAATGTCTTTCTGATATTGAAGATTGGATTGGCGAGAGCTTCTTGAATCGTGATTATCTGCGTAATATGAAACGTTTGATCTCTGATGTATTTAAAGTTACGATCAGTGATGTGAGCGTCAGTCTTGTTCGTGGTATTCATGGTGTCTACCGTGTTTACTCACAAGCCGTAAGACGTCTCAAGTACAGTGATAAAACAGAATAAAAATAGAGGAGATATCTATCTATGAATTATAACGATATCACCGATGATATCTCCCTATCATCGGTTTTAACTCGTGATCCTAAATATATCTTAGGGTTACTAGAAGAAACAAAAGACGATCGAATCATCGTTAAAAAACCGCTTGATGTTATCTATCCGGAAAACTATCTAACGAAGAAACTCGCCAAACTCGACCAAGACTTAACCGTACTTGGTATCGTAGCGTTAGTGGACCCGCAAACGAATAAATATGCTGTATTGTCCATTCCAGGTATGATCACAATTCCGATCACTGAGATGAAACAATTCACTTATCAAGAAGATGTTTACCGTGTCCTTTCGTTAGATGCGTATGATACATTAGTCCTGAATACTAACATCGTTAAAGATGAAACATTGGACTACTACATGTATAACTATTTCGTTGAGTTAGCGCGCATTCCGTGGTATCTCAACTACTTGGATATTTTAAATATCTACAGTAAAGATAGTTATTACATTGGTCAGAACTTGATCGATATTCCTCAGGTACTTGAGATGTTACTGGCTAACATTGCACGTGACCCGAAGAATGACAAGTTCATGTATCGTGATAAATTAAAATCCATCGATGATATCAAAACCAATCCACCATCTTGGGTACCACTTCGAAATGTATCTTTAGGTAGTGTGGATACCTATAGTAAGTTAATGGGTTCTTATTTCGAGGAAGGACTCACTTCTGCACTCGCAGATAAGTCTAAGAAAATGACTCGTATTGAAAAAGTATTGAGAAGTTAAGGATAGAGAGATGACCGAATATGAATCGCTCGTAGAGAGCCTCAGAATCGCTTATGGAGACGAGTTCTCCAAAATGGCGACCATCATCAAGGGTAATGAAAATACCCCGCTCTATCATATCTCCTTTGACGATAAGATCAAATCCTTCGTCCCTCGTTTCTCGACTAAATTAGTCAATGGTGAATCAAGAGCGATCCCCCGTACCTCTACCTCATCAAGTATACTAGGCTGTATGCTTGGTTTTGGTGATATCGGACGTGGGTATCTCAATAATGCTTTTGACAGTAAAAGAGATAATACTCTCTACATCTATAAGATGGAGTATGGTCTCGCCGTTAAACCATCAAAAGACCTTGTACCTGATGTAGATTATACGGATGAGCATTGGTTGATTGCAGCCAGTGTCAATACCCGTGAATATAAAGGTCAGATTACTGGTAGAGGATTCCTATCTAATATCGGTATCGATCTTTTACGTAATGGGTGTATCTATAACTATACTTGGTATTTCAGTTTAGATGAGAAAACGAAGTTCATTAAAGGACTTGATTTAGAACCAGGTTGTTATCGTATTAACTTACTGGATATCGGTGGGTATGATTTTATCCCGAAAGTCGGTGATAATATCAAAGTGGAAAAGATAACGAAAGATGAGTTCCTCTTCCATGAAGGAAGACGAATCGAATCGATCTCTAATAAACGCCTTTATTAAAGAATAAGAAAGTAGGAAATACTCATGAGTCAAATTAAACTCAACTCAGAAGTACTACTTGGTGTGAATAAAGCAGGTACATTGAAACCTGATGCACAAGGCTGGTATGATGTGATTTTGGGTGCATTAGAATACCCAAATAGCTATGGTGCCGTCTATAAGCAAGATCCAGTTCAACAACTCTTAAATGGTGACAGTATTTTTGCTCGCCGTTTACGTAAAGGTTGTTTGATTGGTGAATTAGGCCACCCAATGCCTGAACCTGGTCAGACTCAAGAGCAGTACGTAGCACGTGTGATGCGTATCGATGAAAAATTCGAATCGCACACAATCAAAGAGGTTGTCATTGACACCACTTTAAAAGATGCTAAAGGAAATCGCTATATCGGTATCCGTGGTAAAGTAAAACCATCTGGTCCATATCGCGATGTTTTAATCCAAAAATTTGCAGACCCAGATATGAACGTTTGCTTCTCAGTTCGTAGCTTTACGAAAGACCGTTTCCAAAATGGTCGTTTAGAGAAGTATACGACTTCTATTATCACCTGGGACTGCGTAGGTGAACCTGGTTTAGAAAAAGCCAATAAATATAATTCACCATCCCTTGAGTCTTATACCGCAACTGTTGATCCAGCCATGTTACGCAACATCGCTGCAATGCCTGTTGGTCTTGGTATGGAATCATCTGGTATCATTGAACAAGCTAAAGAAATTCTTAAAGCTTCAGGTGAGCCAATCGAACGCGTTAAAGTATCAATGGAATCCGCTGAGCCTAAATGGCACGCTAAGTGGTAATACAACATAAAGCAGAGGCATCGTTACGATGCCTCTTACTTTTGTCCGAGTATCTATTAACCCAGTACGACACCTAATAAAGCTGCGATACCAACCACAGCATATTTAAGTGGTTTAGGGCAACCATCAAAAGGATCATACTCAATTTTTTCTGGGGTCTTCTGGCCAATTGCAATTTTAATGTCACTAATCGATGGATACTCGAGATCTTTAGAACTTAGTTTTGGGTTAGCTTCACTTATTGCGTTAAGATGCTTATGAATGTACTTCTGCCATTTTTCTGCATCAGGTACTTCATCAAAATAAAATACTGCATTTTTACTGCGTTTCTCTTTTGATTTAGTATGAACATCGATTACATCAGTATTATATTCACGTTGGTTAATATAAACTTCATCGTGATCAATCACAAGAAGATAACCATCTTTTCGAACAACGCCATTTACTACATCACTTCCAGCATAAACTGCATTGTTTTTGTTGCGATAAAGTAGTTCACCTTTACTAAGTTTAATAATCCACCATTTGTGTTTGCTTGATAATTTTGTACTTGCCATAGTTGTGCTCCGATTTTAATGAGTCAGAAAGAAGACAATGGCAGAGACAAGAATCCCTGCCATCATACCGAATAAGAATCCTCTCAACGTAGGAAACTCACCTTTTGCATACGTACTAAGAATGCGATCCATGATATCCGATCTATAGGTATAATGGACACTTCCTGTTATTAGACTAAGATGATGATCCATTAATGTACCCCATACTTCTGGATCGGGTTCTGACTCAATTGAATAAGTTGCTGTTTCAGAGTTCTTATCGATCTTACTGATAACGATGATATCCTTGTGATCATCTATAATGATTCTGACATGATACCCAACTGTTAAAAGATATTTGATTCCCTCAGCAACAATAAGCGTGTTGTTACCGAGTTTTACGGTGTCGCCTTTTCCCAGTTGTAAGATCTGACAGTCTCTATTTGCAAAAATACTAATAGCCATTACACTGATTCCTTATCTCATGATACCAAACACTGCCGCTGCAACACCCAAACAGGTGATGATAAGATCTTTAGGGGTATATGCAATGGTATCCCAGAACGATGGTTCTGGTTCTACGAACTCAGTAACTGCTTCGTAGATCTCACAGAATGCCGGAGTCTCACGACTATAATTCATCGCTTTATTGATATAATCAAACCAATCGGAAGAGCTTGGTTTTTCGGCAACTAATGTCTCAAACTCTGGACCGGATTCATTCACCCATATTGCTTTGACGATATCATGAATTCTGTAGTCTACTTCATGATCAATCATATTTACTATGCGACTCGCACCGCAGATTAATCTATATTGCTTAGTTACGATTTTGTGGCGACCACCATTTTCATCAATGTATAGATCACCCGGTTCAAATTTAACGATGTGGCAATTGCCACCTTGCCATGTAATAGTAGCCATAATAAGCTTCCTTCTAGTTTAGTCAAATGGCTCTGAATCGACCACAGAGCCATTATCATCATTAGTCAATGCGATTCTTCATGTTATACATGAAAATCGTCTTATACGTCGATTGAGGGCTATTTAAAGCCGTTTATTCATCTGAATCGTTTTCTACATCTTCCGAATCATCAGATTGTTCCTCTTCGATGTAGAATTTTTTATCCCACGATTCATATTCCTCACCTTGACCTTTCGCACTCCGTCTAATCGCATCAAGTGTATCGTCTTTATCGGCACGCCAGTCTGCTAAGAACTGAGGTTCAATTAAATCTGGTCTTTCATCTAAAACCATAGACGTTAACCAACGATTCACACGATACTCACCAAACACTTCAAGTAAGATATAGAAAGGCTCAAGACATGAGAAGATCATTTTACGGGTATTTAAAGCAGGTCTGAATTCTTCTGGGATACCGATGTTTGCCACTACATCAGCTGGAAGAATAACAGAAGCTACTGATTTCTTATCGTGCATCTCCATGAAGTCGATATATTTCTTACGAATGTTTTCATCCTTGATATTATTTAACCAAAGATCTAACGCCGTTCTGTTAGGAAGGTTCATTTTAATACGAACCCCAACAAATGGCGGTGCTGGACATTCACCGTATTTATCTGCAAATACGTGTTGCCATAACTCGTAATAGAAATACTCACTGCTCATTGGATTGACGTAAGCTTCTTTAGCTTTCACTGTGCAGCTTGTTAAGAAACGACTATCCCCACGCATAATCGAATGGAAGATATTGGCTTCCTCTTGAGCAATCTTATCAAAGAGCTGATTAACATGAACCTTCTCACCACGGCTGATTGATTCCATAATCCCAACCGCTTCATCATGGAATAACTTAATCAATTCAGGTGGTGCTTTAGAGTTCTTTAATGCTACCCCTTTTAATTCTTCCTCAAGATGTTTTAATGCCATCCCTTCTTGGATACTTGCAATAGAAAGATAGTGTTTAGTCCGGTTAGTTGGCATAAACACATCGAAGTAATACTCGGACTTCATTTTCAGATTATGGATGTATTTCTTAGCGACCCCCATCTGACCTGCCGCCATCGCAAGAATATGACGAGTAATCACGTTAATCAAATATACACACAAACAACCTGGTAATTTCGTTTCACTATTTACTACGATGGTGCCACTATACCACTCTACCCATTGCATTACCGTATACAATACTGAGTCAGTATCTCCACCTAATACACTCTTACGAATAACAGATGGGAATAGTGCTGTCTCGGCTGGGATAAACTTATTGACCATAAAGAATTTAAAGTAATCGCTATATTCATATAAGGCATTGCGCATGTGTCTTGCATAAGCCCCAATATAACCATAGTAATCTTTATCTTCATGGGTCTTATCTTTAATCCCTTTACCATCCAAGTAATGCGATACCGTAATAGTCACTAAAGGTTCATAGAACTCATCGATCAATTTAAGTTCAGCTTGCGTCTCTTCGAAACTTAATGGTTCTTTATCCTTGAAAGCTAAGATCTTATCAAACATCCCACGAACAAAACTATCGTTATATTTCTTAAGATGAAATAAATCACCCATATAAAGATAAATCGTTCTTTCAAGATCCGTCAGTTTCTCAATGAATTCATAAATCTTCTTATCCCAATACTGAGACTTGTAATAAGTATCCGTATTGTATTTCACCATTTCGAATAATTCATCTACGGTGATATAATGAAGACTATATTTATCAATCAGTTGTTTTGCCCCATCGTAATCCACTTCAGCTAAAACCGTTACGATGTTCTCTAACACGATAGGACCACTGTAGAAGTGACGTCTACCCATAAAGAAACGTTCAGTCGAAGCGTTCGTAAATGCGGTTGCAGTGCGACAAACTGAGGTTAATGTAGAGTGACCACTTCGGTTAGCAAGTGGTGTGCTCCCGATTGTTAATAAACCCGAGATACTGTTGATATCTTCTTTAAGTTTATTCTGTTTGTTGTTCTTAGTTACAGCCTCATCCATCCGACCGTAACTTTTTGCGATTTGAGATTCTCTCTTAGTACGAGCACGCTCGTAGTATTTTACCTCAGTATAACCACTGACTTCACTGACTTGTTCTTCTGTCGGTGCATAACAAGTTAAAGTCGGCGCCATAATAAGATTACGTTCTTCAACCTCTTTTAAGAACTCAGTTAAAGTACAGGTATCTTTAAAACGGTCACTCATGTCATCGCGTCTAAAGATCTTCATAATGGGATCATTAAAATCGATCTTACCTGTTCTGATACCCCAATCCAGAAAGGCTTCTGCTTTATCCACTGGGATATCACGCATTCGACTTAAATACCAGCCCGTATACTTTTTCCATTGACTTGGTATATCAAGATTTCGAACCGTTTTATAGTAATCCGTTGGTTCATATAAAAATTCCATAACCATTCCCTCTATAAATAATGAGTTGAAAATATAAACATGGTTTTCCCTAGGATAATGAAAAAAAAGAGGTCGGACAGAATAAGAGCCATCCCGAAGGATAGCTCATTAAATTTATTTTCTAAAGATGTAATTGATCCACGTACTTTTGTAATACTGTTTCATAGAAAGATAAATATCACTTAAGTATTGGTTTGGTTGCAAGCGAGCAAATAAACACTGTTCGCTGTGAATCACACCAAACTCATTGATATCAGAAACGTACTTATCAAAGTTCTCACGCATCTTTTCTTTGAACTCATCGTTATCGATCTCACGGTTCCATCGATTTGCCCATAAGTCATAAGTGACATTTGAGTCTGGACCCACTAACATGAATGGATATTTTCTTTCAAGTAAACCCTGTAATACCTCTGGGTGCGTGCTAATCAAGAAGTCATAATCTTGATAAGCTGGACTGCTGATCAGTAAATCAAGCTCATGTAAGTAGTTCTCGGGGAAGTCTGGTTTCTGACTCCAGCCAAAACTATCCAAATCAAATACGTTTTTGTATTTATCAACGAGGGTCGATTTACCACACCCACTAAATGCGCAAATAATCATATTAAAGCCAACCTGGTAATAGTTTATTCGTAACCTGTCTTCCTACCTGCATGATAAGACAAGTGACCGATCTTACTGCCCACACTAAAGCAAAAATACCGCCTACGACAGTGTAGACAACGAACATCATCATCACTAACATTAGAGTGAATGCGCTACCCATTATCTTTATCCTCGTATTCATCCCAGCGGAATCTCATTCCACCACGCCATCTTTTCTTGGTCTTTTCCTTCTTCGTTTGTTCATTAAGGTATTTCCCTTTTGCCCACCACGTTGTCATGACAATGCTCATTAGTGCATACTGACCAATTAAAAACAACGTTGCAATGAGAAATAAACTAAAGACTAAACCCGTCATTTCTTCTTCCTTTTCTTTTTCTTTTGTTTATGCTTCTTCTTAAGCCTGTGATAGCAGATCGGTGTATCGGGTGGCATCACCCATTTCTTTTTCGAGAAGATATCTAAAATAAAGTGAATCACGATTGCGACACACAAACAACAGAAGAGGCATAGTAATGTTACTATTTCGTTATGACTAAACATTTGCGTTAATCAAAACCCCACAATTAAAACGAACTAATGTTTGGATCTCATATCAATAATCACGAGACCCACTACAAAAACAATCGTTCCGATGAATGTATAAAATTCAGGTGATTGTAATGTTGACATAAAAATCCTCCAAGATAATAAAGGACTAGATTAAAACTAGTCACCACTACCACGGATGCTTCCTGATTGACCACCAGATGGGAAGTCAACTGGACCAGAAGCACTGAGGCTACCTTTAATAGATTGACTGCCACTAACATCCATGTTACCTTTCACACTACCGTTACCAGAACCACCGTTACCTGTAACAGCCATACCACCCATGTTAACTTGACCAATAAGATCAATCGTTGGGCATTTGATCTCAACTTTACTACCCACTTCCCATTTAACATTATCTGCTTTCAGGTTAAACGTTTTACACTCAACATTCCACGTTTCAGTTTTCATGTTAATGGTTTTATCTGATTGGATATTGATTACCTGTTTATCTAACTGAATATGAGTACGGTCTTTATTTTGAATATCAATACAAGTTAACGTACTATCGATCTGGATAAAGTTACCATCCCCATCAGAGATAACAAGCTTACCATCTTTACCGTTCATCTGAACAGTCCAAGCTGCTTTTTCACCATTAGCTTTAGAGGTACGCATCTCCATTAAACCGTTAGCGGTATCCACAGTACGAGTATAGCTGTTTTTGATATTTGTTGGTGTTTCTTCTTTCGCAGCTTCTTTTGGTTTAGCCGCATAAGCTTCTACTACGACCTCTTGCACACGTTTATTCATGTGCTGGTTAGTCGGTTTCCAGTAGAAGGTTTCATCACCATTAAAACGATAAAGGTGTACAGTTTCACCTTTCATTAATTGAGGCGGGGTAATACGGTTACTGTCTTCATTCAGCCATTTAGCCGTAACAGTAGAACCTGTTTCCACTTTTGATTGATAAGCCTTACCACGACTATCCACCCCTTTTGTTGTAAACTTCTGCGGGTTTAACTCTAATCGACCACGCATATTCGGTAATTGGTCTTGAGGTGCAACATGCAGTAATTCTTCATGTCCTAAGATAGCATTCTCTGCTACCACACCAATTCCCATATAACCTGATTTTTCTTGTTCTTCTGTCATTTCAAAATCACCACTATAGTAGAAAATGTTTTGATTCCTATTTTTACTTTATATAAGGAAACCAAACAATGTTAATCAAAAAACTTATTTTACATCATTGTCATCGCTTGCATCTCTTAGAAGATCAAAGCTTTGAATATGATTTTACCCAGAAACACACGATACTCGATGGGGTCAATGGTGCTGGTAAGTCATCCATCTTTAATGAACTTTCACCATTGCCAGCTAACATGGATGACTACCTACCAGATGGGTATAAGAAGATTGTTATCGAGCATAATAACAGTGAGTACATCTTAACCTCTCAAGGTAAAAGACCAGGTAAACATTCTTTCCTTAAAGATGGAGAAGAACTTAATCCTGGTGGTACATTAACCGTTCAATATGAACTGGTAGAGAACTTCTTTAATTATACACCTGCTTACCATCGTGTATTGCAAGGTAAGCTATTGTTTACGGAGATGTCAGCAAAAGAACGTCGTGATTGGTTTGCAGATATTTCTGGGATGGACAGTGATTTCGTCATGAAGTTCTGGGATAAGATTCGTGCTGGACAGCGTGACAATACCGGTGCGTTAAAGAACATCAAAAATAAAATTGCTGAAGCCAATCTTCAGTTACTGGATGATAAAGAAATCGTTGAAGTAGAAGAACGCCTTTCTGATATCATGAAACTCTTTAATGGACTAACTGATCTATTAAAACAATTCCCAAGAAGTGAGGTACCTATTGCACCTGTTGAATATAATGATGATCTTACTCAACGGGTGAAACATCTTTACTTTAAATACTTGAAAGAAAGTGAAGGGATTGGTGGGATTAATCTTACTGAACGGTACCAACTTCAAAGTGAATTGCTTGAACAAGACCGTGTTCAAATGAATGAACTTCAGGAACAGCTTGTTAAATTGACTGATGAGAAACATCGTTTCGATTTTAACAGTGAGGATAACATTGAAGAACTCGAACGTCGTTATGATGAATATAGAGCAAGACTCGCCTCATTTGATCAGAATATAATTGATCAATATAAAGTGATCCTTCAGTATCCTTACTTTAGTCGTGGTGGTGGCTTAACGGAAGTTTATCAGACTTATAATAATCAGTTAAGATACGTTGATGATGCATTACTGGCATTCCAACCATTTAGTCTTCCATATAGACAGGCTAAAGAACAGGTTAATTATAAAAGTTCTGAACTCATGAAGTTACAGGGTGAACAACAAGGTGTGCAGTTTAAGATTGGCGAGATTGATAAACAGCTCCAACATCTTAATCAACATCCTGAAACCCAGTGTCCGAACTGTTACCACCGTTTTAAAGAGGGAAATGTCGATGCGGAGATTCAACGTCTGAGTCTTGTAAGATCTCAACTTATTCAAAGAGATAATGAATTGACGGGTAATGTAGACACGTTAACAAAAGAAGTCGAGTTTGAACAGGCTAACCTTAAGAACTATGAGATGATCTTGCTAACTGTCACATCAGATGAGCATGGCTTAAGTGAATATCTTAAAGCCACCATGACTAACGATGGAAGCCTCGGTACATTGATGAGATTGATTCATGATAATCCAAAAGCTTATCTTGGTGCATTCCAGCAACAGATTGGTAAGATACCGACTTACATTGAAGCAGGTAAAGTCTTAACGGAACTTGAAGGATTAGCTGCACTGATTCAGAAAGGGAAAGCACAAGCCTCACCCGAGTATATCCAGTTAGTTGGTCGTATTGAACAGTTAACTCAGCTACACGATGAAGCTTCATTTAGATATCACAAACGACGCACACTTGTTGAGAAGATTTATAATGCAATTGAACTGCAACGTAAATTTACTGAACAGTTGGATAGAGTTAATCAACTTGTTGAAAATCAATCTAACTTCATTAAGGATGAAACGACTAAACTCTTCCATCAAGAAGTGAGTGAAGTCTTAATGAAGTTGAAGTCAGAGATTGATGAGTGTAATGACCGTATCCAACATCAAGCGGGTATTAAGTTTGTAATTCGTTCACACGAGGAAAATAGAAGTGGGATTGAGAAGTCGATTGATCTTCATACTCAACTGATGCAAATACTTGATCCTAAAACAGGGCTCATTGCAAAATCAGTGATTGGGTTTATTCGTCATTTCGTTAAAGAGATGAATAACCTGATGAGTCAAGTCTGGACGTATCCGATTATTATTGATATTGAATCAGAAGATGATTTCACGAAGAAATATCTTTTCCCAGTTGTAATTGGTGAGGATGCGATTAGACGAGATGATGTTTATGAAACCTCACTTGGTCAAACAGAGTTAATCAACTTTATCTTCCGTATTACCTTAGTGAAGTATTTGAAGTTAGAGAACTACCCACTTTATCTTGATGAAGTAGGTGGACATCTTTCAGTACAACACCGTAATCGTTTATATAACTTGATTAAACGAATGGTAGATCATCATTACTTTTCTCAAGTCTTCATGGTTACTCACCTTCAAGATGTGAAAGTGATCATGGAACCTGCAGAAACGATATTACTGAAATAGTTAAGATATGTCAAAATCACGATTTTGATAATTTCATAACTTTTTTCCGATAATATGATGAAATGACAGTTTTCTTTATTGTTGCGAAAATAAAAAAGAAAACGACAAATATGGAGGGTACCTTTCGGTACCCTCTTATTAAGCCGAATGATTCGGCTCTTTCGGAACGTAGCCTTCTGGACGACGTCCTTCTGCTATATCCTCATATCGACCACGACCAAGATGTTCATAACCATCTGGGTTTGCCATCTCAGCTTCAGTTACACCTGGCGTCACATCCATTTGTACTTCATCCTCCAATAATCCATCGACTTCATTTGTTGAGTTAGTATAAACTGCATCAACAGTGACAGCACGACGACCATCTTCAAATTCAAGTTTCACAGTCATCGTTACCTTCGTTGCACCCAACGCTTGAGTGAACTTCTGGAATACGGCTATCGTTGCATTATCACCTGCGATCTCTTTATTAAGATTACCGCGATGTGTTGCAATACGAGATAACAATTTCTTCTGATTGTGATCACCTGTATATTTCTTCGCACCAAACTTACGTTTTAACCAACGCTCACTGACCATGAACCAGTTTAAATAACTTAAGTTCATTTTCATCATGATCATACGGATCATGTAAGTTAGAATATTCTTACTCTCACCAATGCGGTAAGTTGGATCGCGGAATAGCGACATCAAATCGCTTTCTTTCTGATTAGACATGTTATCGCCTCCTATTTACTATACTTGATAGATTCAAAACGACCCACACGGAATTCTGCCACACGGGTAATGGTAATCAACATCGGATTGATGAGATTAACTAAACGACCCACGAGTTTATTCGTGTTATTATAAGCCAACTCTTTATCTTCACAGGTTAATAAAGAATTAGCATGACTACGCATGAAATTATTGGCAGCCACCCACAATAGACGTAACGCGTGACGAAATGCGAATCGACCTTCCGTCACGAAATAATCTTCAGCGTGAACTTTGATTTCTTTCGGTAATGCACGGAAGTCACTTGTCATGATACGTCCACCTTTCTTAATGATATCAATCAAATGAATGAATTCAGATAACTGATCATAGATCGCATTGAAACGAGTAATGAGCTCGTAGTTCGTTTCAGTGTATAAGACTGTATCCAATTCCTTATTATCGCAGTCGATATAATCATACATCAAGTTGATAATATCGCACATGAGAACCAATTCCTCATATCCATTGATATCAGGACGATTCAACTTTTTCAATAATAGATTAAGTCTAAACTTAAAAAGTTGAGTACTTAACCAAGTTGGTTTTTCCATGATTTCCTCCCATAGGAAACTTACTCTATTCTATTAATAGAACCCTTACATTTGTGCATAATACTAATACCATGTATAAGTATAGATTAATGAGCACATAATAAGGAACGACTTTGCAAAGTGAAGAAACGGGATTTATGTCATTTCTTCATGTAGATAATATAGGGTTATAAATACCTATAGAACAAGATAGTATAACTTAGAACGTGTACTTTATTCAAGATAGAATAAAAATTAAAATGGAGTGAAAGAATAAAATCATGGCACGCGAATTAACCTCAGACATGATCAGTGAAGATGTGACTGAACTACAGACGAAAGATATCCCTTCTCGTCTTGAAATGATTCAGAAACGTCGACTCAAATACATGGAGAAGATTGAACGTAAAGGTGATGATTGGTTAGCGGATGAAGGCTTATCGATTACCTATATGCAACTTCTCAATGGCTTTGAGAAACAAGAGCTATATAAACACAAATCAGCTCAAGATAAAGAAGAGGGCGATAAAGATCGTAAAGCTTACGAACAAGCCGCAGAAACCTTCCGTCTTCTTAGACAACAACGCCGTGATGATATCGCTAATGGAAACCCAATCATCGATAACCCACCTGCCCCACCAAGATACAATGAAAACTTGGCGGCTCAGTTTGGGACTGATGATATCGCTGCTCAATATGATAGTTATAAAGAGCAGGATTGGAAAGATTTCCATAAAGATATTATCCGTGCAGGTAAAGACCCACGCCACATGATTGATGATGATGGTAACATAGTTGAAATCGTTGATGATGAGTAATGGGAACACAAATCGAGGGTACTCTAGAGTACCCTCTCATTTTTGTTGCTATTTTAAATTCGCAGCTGTAGTCTTAATGCAGATGTAGAATTCATCTACTAACGCTAACACTACACTATAAAGTGTAACGTATTGAGCGGTTAAATATAACACTTCTGAAATATATTCAGATTGTTTCTTATTCAACACGTATTTGCTATCTGGTTTATTAATCCCGTCAGCAATTAAGTTAGCACGATCACGAATAAGCTGAGTAGACTTCTGAACTGTTTCAGGTAATAACAACTGAGTATTCGCTGATACTTGTTGCATTACTTTACGGAACTGTTCCACATCACCATTGTTATTGAAAGCACGACCGAAATAAACTTTCTCAGTAGTCGCACCAGAGAAGATACGTTTCATCTGCATTTTAATCGCATCGTAATCTTTTTCTTGATACTTAGGTTTAAACCCAATAGAAGAAAGATTATCTGGTTTATTGATTGCACGACCTAAGTACTCAGCAATTGGTGCTAACAGATCACGATCAATACTGCTTACAACCGCCGTAACATCATTTAACCAATTTGCATAAGTTAACCAATCCACACCCAATTGATGAGGTTGATATACTTTAGCCACTTTACTAATCGCAAAATATTGGCGACCTGATACGTAACGAGATAATTTACTTAACCCATTATCATCCACACCAACGAAATCTTCTTTGATCTTTTGACCTAACTCAGATAACTTATCTGCGGCTTCACCAAGTTTATTGGTAAATGATTTAAAGAAATCAGAAACAGAGTTCATGAAATCTGTACCTGGCATCCATTGAGTAAAAGCTTCTACTGCAACCGCTTCTACTTCACTTTCACCACTATCATGATTTACTTGAATAGGATAAAGGATAGGGCTAGTTTTACGGATACTGTCTAAATCACTTTCAACACGTGTTAAAGCAGAAGTCACTTCAGGTTGTTCTACTTCTTCAGTTACGGTTGTTTCTTCAGGTGCTTCTTTATTCTCTTCTACTGTGCTTTCTGGTTCATCAGAATTCACATCTACTACATCAGCAGGTTTTTCTGCTTCCTCAGCATTTGTACCTTGAGGTTCTTTGACCTCTTCAGGATTTCCCTGCTCTTCATTAATGATAGCAGGTTCATTAACAATTTCAACTGTCATATCTCAATAACTACCTTATTATTTTAGTACTAAAAATAAACACCACCCAATAACTCGTCAGTTTAAAATAGGATGATGCCGGTAAAGGATATCGATCATATTTATCCTTACCATACCCTTACTGGCTCACCAAAAGTTCTGTGATTACCCAAAATAGATAGTAACCTTGCTGTCTATATGTAACAAACTCAAACTTATTTTTATAAGACTCGTTTTATGGAGACTTTTTATTATGGCTTTTAAACCAATGACGATGAACGAGTTCATCGATACAGCACCCCCGCTTCGTCCACTATTAAACGTATCACCTATTTTTGATGTGATCACAGGTAACTGGGAAAATGGTCAAAATGGTGCTAAGATCTTAAATGGTGGGATTATGCCTTTCATCGCATTCATTGGTGAAGGGAATACCTTTAAATCAACGATTATGAACAGTGTCATGATTCGTGTACTGGCACGTCATCCAGCGATGACACTTTCGACCTATGAGACAGAAGGCTCGTTTTCTATTTCTCGTATGGTACAACTAGCAAGCCCATATCCAGATCTTGCTAAAGAAGATTTCTATACGAATGAATCACGTTACTCTTTAACCACATCAACCGATATGGATGGTGAGGATTGGTTTAACGGCGTGAAGAAATTCGCTCAGATGAAACTAAAAGAGAAATCACAAATTGGTACCACGCCATTTATTGATGCCTCTAAACATGATGGTAAGACATTATTAACCATGCCTTACCCAACGGGGATTTGTCTTGACTCCATGAGTGAGTTCCGTACCGGTGCTTCTCGTGAGAAAATGGATAAAAACAAAATCGATGACAAAGAGGTCAACGATTATTTCATGCGTGCAGGTCTTGAGAAATCTCGTATGATTACCGAGATCCCTCAATTCGTAGGTCGTGCAGGTATTTTCCTTGCAACGACTGCACACGTAGATGACACGATTAATATGACCAATAAACCAGAGCGTAAGAAATTAACGTACATGCGTCAAGGTCAAGATATTAAACGTGTACCGAAGAACTTCTCGTTCTTAACGAACCACTGTTGGGAGATTATTAAATCTGCACCTTATTATAACAGTGATCGTACGGGTCCATACTACCCATCAAAAGAACACGGTAGTACGGATGGTAAAACCGATTTAATGCAAGTGACTTTCCACGGTCTACGTAATAAATCTGGTTTATCAGGTATCCCAATGCAACTTATCGTTTCACAATCCCAAGGTGTACTCTGGAATCTTTCTCATTACGATATTATCGCGTCTCGTGAAGGATTAGGTGTGACACGTAAAGGTCATAGTGCAACGGTTGACTTCTATCCGGATAAAGTCTTAATGCGTACTACAGTGCGTGATATCTTAGATGAAGATGAGAAACTGGCTCGTGCTGTTGAACTTTCATGTGAGATCGCACTCATGTACATGTACAAGGATAGTATCGACAACAAATATCGCATGACCTTCGAAGAGATCAAGCAAAATGTTGTTGATAAAGGTTATGATTGGGATAAGGTACTTGATACTCGTGGATACTGGTTGTATATCGAAGAAGAAAAAGAACTGAATGCGAAACCGTATTTAAGTGGATTTGACTTACTTCGTGTGGCAACAGGTGAGTATAAACCGACATTCTTATCGAAATAAAAGAGATGAATAGAGAAGATAGTAAGGGTAGCCGCAAAACTACCCTTACTTATAAAGAATTTAAATGCAGTTTGTTTCATTGCTATATTTCGAAATAATTTTAGAATTAATAATTAAAACATTTTGGATTTATATGACTATGAAGCAAATAATCGATCATGTTGTCGATACAATCGAAGATAGACAAGAAGGATTATCTGATAATCTCTTCCCAAACTATATCGTTGATTATATCGGAACACTTGAATCAGACCAAGCCCAAATTCGTTATATCTACGAATACCTTGGTTATGGTGGTAATCCACCAGCAAACTTAAATGAACTATTAACTTTATTGAAAGAGGATTTCTTACCCTTTCTTGGTTTCTAGTTTATTCAACATTTAAAACGAAACAATTAGAAAGGATAATGAGAATCATGGAACACGAACCGATTTCTTATATCAATGCTTACTTGGCGCTCCCAAGTAAGTTTATTGAAAATGGTTACTATCATGCAGTGAAAGAAGGTGTCCTAAGTGTCATCAAAGGTAAAGCAGAAAAAGATCCACAGCGATTAACACTTTCCTATGGAAGTGAAGATAAAGAAGCACAAGCTTTAGCTGTAGAAATTAAAAAGCTTTATCCTGAGATCACGATCAAAGGACTTGAGCCTAATTTTGTTAAGCATAAACGGAAAGCGTACATTAAACGTAACCAGAATGCTTGGCTTCGTGCTACCCACGTGATCATTATCCGTGAACAACGTGAAACCCTAACTCAGCGTTTCTTTATCGAAAAAGCGGAAGAGGGTAACACGAAGTTCGTAATGACACTTTGCCTAAATGAAGAGGATAAATCAGATGAGCAACCGCCAAGCTTTCATCCAAACAGCGGTGAAGATGTTAAAGGAAATTGATCCTAAAAACAAATCAATCGATATCTGGGCTGATACAGTAACGAAAATGACCAAAGCTCAGTTTGAAGATTATATCGAACGCTTAAGAAATGGCGCTTCTGAAACCCCTGATCTTGATAAACCACGTGATTTAATTCCTTTGGTTGTCCCAACTTTAGATGATAACCGTATTACCGTAAAACGTAATCTGGCTATTGCGAAGAAATGGGGGCACAACTTCTTTGAGCGTTGTTACATCACTGACGGTAAAACTGGTCAGACAATGTTAACCAATGTCCCTTACGGTACTTTCTTAATGCCGATTGTCAGACAAGCGCAGACATTAGAGAAAGGGATCGCTTATGAGAAAGACGGAAGTAAACTCGATGATCGTACTAACCAGATCGCCGATCACCAGAAAGGTTCATCCTTCTCTGCTCCGGAAGTACAAGCGTTACTCTCCCAAGGTCAAGAAAAAACCGTCATGGAATTCATGAAGTTCCGTGGTGGGGATTCAAAAGCCTACCAAGCCATGTATAAAGGTTTATTAGAAACTGGTGAATTCGAAATGAGTTCATACCAAGACAGCTCTCGAGTTAAATCGGCAGATGTCGCCGGTATCTACTTGAAAGCATGTCATATCGATAACGATATTTAATGAAAGGAACATGCTACCATGATCAATGATGAAACAGGTCAACCTTTAACACCAAGTCACTATACTGAAATCGCTGACTTCTTAAATCAGCGTCTACGTGATAAGATCCGTGAACTGTCAATTTACTTTTTACAAGCGAATGCTAATCGCACTGAGCGAAATGGTTTTGGTGAATTAAAACAAGGTAAATCAGTTCGTGAGCAGATCTTAGATCTCACTTGGTTATCTAACCAACTTTACTTATCTAATCTTACGACACCTTCTGGTTTACGTCAGGTATTAGTTTTACTTGAACAAAAAGAAAAAGAACGTACCCGTCTTGATTTCATTATTAAGATCACCACTGAACTACGTCTTTATCTTGGTCAGCAAGGGTTTATTGATTTAGTCACTGAATTAACTAGATCTATGAACCTTGGTCCAACGGATGGTGGATTAAAATCGAAATCCGTAATGAGTCAGTTAAATCGTGAGATCAATACAGTTGATGCAGAAACCCTCGTGGCTAACCCATGGATCGTACCGATCATCATTTATGGTTTAGACAGCCGTACAGCAACGACTATCCATGCAGAAGCAAATAAGATCGAAGAACTAATCGAAGGACAATAATCGAATGGCATTATCAGAAAGACATTTACTTGTTGATATTGATATGCTGTTTGATGTGCGTTATGCTGAACTATCACACTTTGCACCAGAAGCCGGTGTGGTATTACTACATGAAGGGAAGTATTTCGATAGAGAGCGCGATAGCGTGCTTTATTCGACCGCTAAGGTGGATAATGAGACTTGGTGGGGGACTTATAAGGATAGATTCATTTCGTTGCTTAAAGACTCTCCTATTACGTTTTTAATGCACAATATCTATCCTTTAACCAATGACTATCTTGAAGATAACCACCCAGGGCAATCGGTTGTGAAAAAACTCACGATCAATATCCCATATGGTCGTCTTGATGATGAAAGTTACTATGAGTTAAAAGAGGCTCTCTCTGAGCATTTCATGGGTTATTTTGAATCGATTAATATTCTTCATATGCCCCACGAGAAACTTGATCTTCAGTACATCAGTAAGTACTATAGTGATTACTTCTGTTATCGTTGGTATGATTGGATGAAACTTCATTATGAAACGTTAGATAAAGGATTGCGCCCCTCATTCAGAATGTGGTGGCCACGCATGTTATCAGATGTGGAATTTGAAGCGACAGATAGAAGGGCAAAAGAATTCATTAAGCAAACTGATGTTTATGAGTTTTTCTTATATCTTCATTTACCTGCTTTCGAGATTCATTGGCTGGATAGATTTCAGACATGTTTCTACGTAGAATCAGAACAGCAACAAAAACAAGAGGCATCGGAATGATGCCTCTGCTTATGTCCGAATGATTTATTCTGGGATCGTTAAACCAGATGAAGTGATCTTATTCTCAAGCACCTTGATACGTCTTTGAAGACTGGCAATCAATCTTTCATTGTTCGCATCTTTCGTCTGAAGCTGACCATGTTTCTCTTTGAGTTTATCGTATTCACGTTTCTTCTCTTCAAGAGCACGCTGATTTGCTACACTGTTATCGGTCAGTGCTTTTTCACCTGAAGCTAACTGTTGTTGTAATGCAAGACAATAAGCTTGAAGGTTACCGTAATCTTCAGTCATCTTTTGAAGTTGACCATACGTAGTGGATGTATCACGTACACCACTTAAGCGACTTTTCTCTTCACGAGTACGTTCAGTCGGAGTAAGGTCATCACTCTTAAGTGGGGCGATATGAGTAAGCACAGTAGGCTTACGACCTAATGCACCTTCTACCGCATCACTGACTTTAGGAATAAGATGCGCAACATCCGTATTCCCTGGTAATGTACCAAGATCACAACTTAAGATAAAGCGTTTAAAGACATCCCCACTGACATCAGGATATTTCTCGATGTAGGTATCAGGGACGTAAATACGTTCACCATCACTACCTAATAGAGTGACGATAGAAGCATAGACTTTACTATCTGCCTCATAGACGTCTTTACTAAGCTCACGTGGCATGTAGTATGATTCATAGACATTTACGCCTTGAAGTTGAAGCATACTAAAGCTACGGATTTCTTTACAGCTATATATCTTACCTGGTTTGGCTACAAAGGGAGCACGAAGCCCCCAATGTCCAGAAACACCATAAGGAGGGGTCATCTTAGATGCCATCGTCTATCTCCTTAGATTATTCAGATGCTTCTTCAGTTACCGCTGCACGACGGTTACGAACCAATGCTTCACTGGTTCCTTTTAACTTACCGCTTGTGTAGTTATGACGAGCCACACAAAGGAACTGGATATTCTCATACATCACAGAAGCATAAAGAACACCGTTACGGGTTACTTTAGTTAAGTTAAGACCAGTATCAGTATCGGGTTCAATATTTTCAGCGGCTAATAGTAACTCATTAAGTTTAAGTACCATTAACTGATGTTGTTTATCCATGCGGTTGAAATCATCCGTACGAGAACCAATTAACGCATATTGAGGATATTTCTCATAGAAGCTGATTGGTGCTAAACGGTTCATGGCGTTACCGCAGATCAATAACCCAATTGATTTATAAAGACAAGAACTGATTTCAAGGTTAGCTTTTAAGTGTGCTTCCTCGTAACCTTTCATGGCTTCTTTCGCAAATGGAATAGCATCTTTATAACGAATGGTTGGACTGTACATGGATGCAATAGTACGGAAACCCGGTACAGAAGACATCGTCCAGATTGGAGCGATTACGTACTCGGTTGGTACGAAGAGATCCGGGAAGATCTTTTCCCATTCAGCACGAGATTTCTTACTGTTCGCTAAGATGTATTTTACTAATTCATCTTTAATGATATCTAAGTTCTCACCGATACCACCATAAATAAGAACAGTCCAAGGAATACTGATCCCCTCACCTGTCACATCACCTTTCCATTGGTAGTTATAGGTTTTAAGTAACGTAAATGGACTATCTTCACGTAAGCGGTTTACCTTATCGTGCAATGTTTCAAGATTGAGTTCATTGCGGATACGCTGAACACTGTTTACATCTAAGAAGAAATCATCTAGGTTATCCACAATTGGAATGATCTTGATTTCGTAATATGGGTACTGCGTTTTGAAAGCTGGATCAGAGAACCAGATTTTAATTAAGCTATCGCTATAAGTCGCCGTATCAACAAGTTTAAACTCGATGAACTGAGGTAAGTAAATACCTTTAACAGTAACCACACGACCTAGGTTAACATCTTTAATATATTGCTGGAATTCTGCAACGATCGCTTGCTTATTGGTCACGTTATTTTGAGAAATAGTACGATCATTAGCTTTGGTTTCGAGCCATTTCCCTAATCGTATGCAGAGATCTCGTACGGCCAATGGGACTTCGATATCTGCTGTATCATCCGTTTTAGAACGGAATGAAACAAGGCGAACACCTGGTGCATCGTCTTTTGTATAATAACCTAAGTCGGTTGCATAGGTACGTCCTAAAGCGGAGAGTTCTCCCAATGGAGAATCTTTATGACGGGTGTTGTCAATGAAATCATTGAGTGTCATAAAGGCATGTAATGAATATTTCATAAAGGGTAATTACTCCTTGACAATTATTACGTAATAATAGTATGCTGTACTAGATCCACAAAAGGACTATAACGATTATAATTAAACAGAGGAACTTAAATCAATTATGATGATTTTTAACATCTTCCGATTATTCCGTTTCTTCTGGCCTTTTGTGGCTGATGTGTTCAAAAATTCTGAGGAAGAGCGACGTGTTATGATTGCGCGCATTTGTTTGATTGCAGGTATTGCAATCGCGGGTTCATGGTTCTATATCAACGATAAACTCGATGATATCGATAGCCTTCGTGCTGATAACTCACAATTAAGAGTGGCATTACAGCAAGCTGAAACCGAGAAGTCAAAATACTTAGATCAATTTAACGATGCTAAAAGTGTTTTAAAAACCTGCCAATTCCACGCCGATAAACTCGAGACAGACCGGACCCAACTCGAAACGAAAATTCATGATCTCAAAGAAGAGATTCAGGAATTAACCCAGAGTATGCGTCAAAATGAACATAGCCTGCCAACTAATCCGCCGGTACAACCTGAGCAAAAGGTAGAAAAGAAACCTGTTACTAAGCCAAAACCGGTTGAGCAGAAGAAAACGGAAAAACGCGATCGTCTCTCGGAGTTGCAATGAAAAGATCTCTCTCAAGACTCGGAATGATCATGCTAGCGTTAGGGATTCTTACAACGACTGGATGTCAACAATTTGATGGTCCTTACATTAGTTTTCCATCGTCATCACGTGCGCATGATTTTCCGCCCCCACCCCCACCTGAAATCCGTCGCTTCGATTTTGCGAAGATGGATAAACGGTCTCGTGAGGTAGTCATCAATGACATGCTATCGTACCACGAGTTGTATGATCAATACTTAAAAGGGGTGGTTGAAACCTATTTACACACGAACTATTCGTCAATTCGGGATCGCATGTCAGCATGTAGACCGAAGTCATTCATCAAGAAGGTTAAAACCCCACCTGAACTTCGCATTAAAGATGATGGGAAGTTTACGGATGATGAGATTATCTTGATGTTGACAAGACATATTCGTGTGCTTAAGGATAGAATTAGTGAGCATAACGAAAGAGTCGATGAGTTAATCAAAGACTATACTCGTGATTGCTTGCCACTGGAGCGTGGTTTCACTGGACACTAATTTGAGGATGTCAGGTTACCACGTAAAGCATTAACGATGTAACGAAAGTAAGTGATATTTATATCAGAATGCTCATTATCTTAACCCAACATTTGTGAAGGATCTCAAATGAAGGATTTAGATGATTATGAGCACGAAAAAAGAAACGAAAGAGATTGAACCGATTACTGTCTCTGCTGTACTTTATACCGACGGCAGTGCGAACCCAAACCCCGGTTATGGTGGTTGGGGTATTCATGGCTATACTTATGATGCGAGTAAACCAATTGAATTAAAAGCTCAGAAGAAGAATCTGATTACCCAATATGGGTATAAGGATTTGAAGTTTGTCCAACGTGATGATTTATCAGTTTATAAAAAGATCGATGAATTTAATGGGTTTGGTACCGCAGTTCCACGTATTACCGATAACGTAACCATGGAATTGACCGCATTAGAAAAGTGCATGGACTTTGCGTTAAAAGAAAACTTTGATAAAGTCACCATTTTAACGGATAGTCAAGTCTCGATTAATGCATTAACCAACTGGTATAACACGTGGGTTAATAATGGCTGGGTGAATTCAAAAGGTGAGCCCGTTAAGATTAAAGCCGATATCCAACGGATCTATCCTAAATACGAGCAACTAGCAACTAAGGCTGATGACTTTAAACTGCTATTCGTAAAAGGCCATAGTGGTGATTATGGAAATGATCTGGTTGATGCTTTAGCGAATAAAGGTAGTACCATGAAACAGTACGGTAAGTCTCATGAAGAACTTATTTACAAATCAGGAATAGAAAAAGTGAAAGTCGATTATCATGACCTATTTTCACGAAATCGCTGGTACTTTATTGGCGGACAAGGTGGTGGTCAATTAAATAACATTATTGACGATTACCATTGGTATTATTTGGGTGCGCTAGGTCACGGTAAATCAGATGAAGACTTTGGGATGAACCAACCAGATGGGTTCATGTCAATCGTTATCCTGAAAGAACCTGAACCTGTCATCGAAAAAGTTCAGAAAGCGTATAATGAAATTTGCAAACATGATTATTCATTTGTAGTTGCAGGTCGTTTAGATAACCTCTTAACCCCTGAAATCTACCAGGATATCATGAGTGATAAAGTAGAGTTGATTTGCGAAGATAAGATGGAGAAGACATTATTGCTTCCGAATCGTAAAATCTTAGCAAAAGAATATAACCCTGCACATCTTTCATTTTCGCAGATGGTGAAGTATGATTATCCGATGAAGTTACTCCGTAACTACTTAGGTACAACTGAAACCGTCAAGTTAACGAAGACCGATATCACTGATGAGCTTATCGAGAAACAACCCGGTAAGAAAGAAGGTGAAGTGAAGTATGCGGTAGACAGTCACGTGCTTAAGAATAACTGCTTAAGAACTCACGCTGACTACTATAATAAAGCAGAAAGACAAATGGTCAAACTCCCAATTACGTTAACACTGAAAACAGATCTACCCGATAAACCACATCTTCAGAAATTGATTCGTAACCATGGTGATAAAATTAAATTCACGATAGTTACCCACCACTTATCTGATCTCGCGGTAGGCTATGCGTTAATTGCCGATCTCGGTGATGATGCAAAAGCCATTTGGGTATCTTCTACGATGACTTCGGTGATTCTTCGTAAGTAAGATCTATCATTATCTCGTCTCTTGATATAAATGGTATGCTTAACTTTCGATAAACCAATAGGCCAACGCTTATGTCATCAGTATTTACGAGACTACTGGGACGGATCACCAATTATCTCGTCCCTGATACAATCAAAAGAATGATCGTCTTAACGTCGCTAACTAATGGTGGAGAACAAGTTCCAGAAACTGAACTCAATCGTCAGCTAGATGACTTCCGTAATTACTTCAACTTATCGAGTAGTAAAAACAGTATGAAGTTTGCGGTAGAAGTCGGTCACTTCTTATGGAAAGATATACGTGGTAAATGGCAAGAAACTTACGATAATCAGCGTTTACTCGCAAAAGAAATTTACGAGTTATGCCCTTTATCTCTCCGTTATGGAAATGAGGAGAAGATGCAAAAGGATATTGTAGCAGTTTTAGATTACCTACGTAAATATCATCCACAGGCGGCGCAAGCTTAATGTGTAAGTCAAATAAGAATAAGAGGTCACTTATAGTGAGTGGCCTCTTGTTTTTGTTCGAAAAAAAAAAGATACAAAAATAAAAGGTTACCATCCTGGTAACCTTTATGTTAGTTAGGCAAAGAAATTGCCTTTGTAGTATCTGGCATAGGCCAAGCGATATAAGTATTCGCCTAGTTCCCATCTTTCGCCAATACGACGTTTCGCATCAGCGGCCAAGATATTTTCTTTCCAGAATGGGTTTTGTACCCAGTCAATAACGTTTTGATCCATGATGAATCTCCTCGTATTTAGAAAGTTTTATATTACCCGACTTAAACCCTATTTAAATCGGAGTCCTGAGAAGTTTTCTCCTTCTCATCACTTAAATAATATATACTTATAAATTCGATAGAGCAGTGTTGATGAAAAAAAAAAGCGCCTGACTAACAGGGGCTACTTTCGTAGCCCCGATATTAATTATGCGAAGAAGTTACCAGAGTGATATCTGGCATAAGTTAGGTGGTAGAAATACTCGCCTAATTCCCAACGCTCACCTCTTTGGCGATATGCCATGGCAGCGTGTATTAAACCAAAAAGAAAAGAGCGTTTAAATATAGGGGCTACTTACGTAGCCCCTTTCTTATGTTGTTAGTGCGGCAGCACTTCTTCTTTCATATCTAATGGAAGGAAGAAAGAATCCGCCAATGCAAGGTAGAATCGCATCAGTGCATGCGCACTACGGAACTGCGGTGAACGATCTACTGTAGCTGCAGCATCCATGCTTTTCATGATTAGACTAAGATCTTCATGACTAAAGATGGATTGAACATCGCCATAATCTTCACCCATGTTAGCGAGTGTGATCAAACTCGCATCTGGATCAATAATCACATCATGCGTGTTTTTACCATTATGATCATTGATCTCAATGGTAACAGTGGTTTTACCATCGTTATCTCCAGATGTTTTAACGCCAACAATCTTGATCTTGTTGGTGGTATTAAAAGCACGAGATGCCGATAGTACAGCAGAGCGTTCTACCATATCTGTCAAAACGGGAGCTAACTCTGGTTTCTCCAACAATGCTAGACCCATCTCTGGTTGAGTCCAGGTTTTCTCCCCTTCCTCACACTCAGCAATATCTTCGATGTGAAATGCCAATTCGTCACCATGCTCATAATCCATGAGCATGGTGTACTCTGTATTATCGGGGATATATTTCGATCCCTGTACGTTTAATAGTTCTATGATCATTTCAATTCACTCCTATAGTAAATTTTTTGGTGCGCCAGTGTAACCTAGGTCAGCTTGGCATTTAGCTGTTTTACTGGCAGGACAACTCCAGTATGAAGTATCTTGTTTGCTAGTGCGTCCACCATTTTTATCGGTGTTTGCATAAGCTTGCCAGAAGTAACCTTCGATTGTAGTAGGCTCACCTTTGGTTAGGGATTTTGCCGCGCGGTCTTTGATCATTAAATCAAGATATTTTGGTGACGCTGGAGTATACCATACCCAGTAATCAATCCCATCTTTGTTAGTTACGCCAACTTTAATAGCAGTTAGTGCTAAACCGTTACAGAACCCGCCTTGTTCGTAGTTGGTCGCGCAGACTTGTGCTTTGACTGGACCTACTTCAGGTGGTAATGTTTTACCTTGTGGAGCACGGACCGCGATGTAGCTACCGGATTCAGTTTTGAATGAACCTTCTGGATCATTCGTTGAATCTTTGAAATGGGTATTGACACTGTTAGTGTTCGCATCTGGCATAGCGACACGTAAGTCATCGCTCCAGAATCCAGTGTTGTTTTCAGGGAATAGAACTTCTTTAGTCCATTCACCTTTTGCAGTTGCGTTTAAAGCTGTTAATGCGATAGCGGCTGTTAATAATACTTTTAAAGTTTTCATGATAAATCTCCTATAGATTTTTTTTGGGGTTAAATAAGAGGCAGCTTATGCTACCTCAGTTTATGATTAAATTAAATTTCTTTTAAGATGCGACGCATTTCTAAATCGAATGGTACATCTGATTCTAAACCATCATGGTAGAAGAATGCACCAGTGATTAATGCTTCACGACCATCGACATAAGCGTGGATGTGACCCATTTTACCATCCTTTTCCATTGAGATGATAAATAGTGCGTTACGACCATCTTTTAATTTAGTATGGATCGCAAATGCATTATGGACGAGCCATCGCACTTCTTTTGGTTTCGCACATTTACTTGCATCGATATCCACTTCTTCAGTTCCACTGAACTTACCGTTTTCCAATGTACGATGAGCGAGGATCATATCGCCATCACTCGGTCTTTTATTTAGACCATGTAAATGGATACGTCCATCTACGAAGTAGATTGCTAACCATGGGATCGGACGATAGAAGTTCGCCATTTTCCCAGTTTCACCAACGGTACGAAAGAAGCGAGCACGGAATTTGTTCTCACCTCTTACACGATACTTCACGTAATCAGCCGTACTAATTACGCGATAAACTTCATTGTTTACCCCAGTGATAGGGTTAACGAAACTTAAGTCATTAGAACCAATCCCACTTCGAGCTGAGTGTAGATCAGTATAACTGGTAAAATCACCGATTCCTTTGTAGATACCGGCGATGTTTAAGAAATCTTTCTCGGTGTGTTGAGAAGGGTGATAGCTTTTAGTAATAATATTACCTTTCATTTTAATCCTCCTTTAGGATTATAATAGCAGGCCTATTGTCAAGGGTCAGTCTGCAGATTATCTAAAAAAGATTTACACAGAGCCAGCTATGAACGCTCTGTGTAAATCAAGTACACGTGTCGAGTTTAAGGTTCTATGCCTTATTCTCATGTAGATTATATATACTTATAAAAATGATAGAAACCGTTTTTATTTTACTAACTAATTAACGAGGTAAGAAAAGATGCAACATGAAACCGCATTCTATCCAGAACAGTACCAAGGTGATATCTCAAAACTCAATTATATCACCAATCTTCTCTATGATTGCATGAAGTTGAATCAGGATTTCAAAGAAAAAATCAAACCTGTGACACTTTATCAATTATCAGGGGATTATGCTGAGCTTAAGAAAGAACTTAAACAAAAAGAAACGGATGAATATGATTATAAACGTCATATCCCATACGTAAAAGTAGATGGTAAACTTCGTGATGAAGAAGAAGTGAAACGTTCTATAATGCCGCGCTTTGCTTCTATCCTTGATAAAGCAATTACACGTAAACCTAAGCTTGGTGAAACACTACCAGAAGCTTGTCAGCATAATGAATGGGAAATTAGTTCATTAGGATTGGATTTCAAAACCCTATCATATCAAAACTTCATCGAAGCCATGAAGCTTAAAAACCCAACTGATCGACAAATCCGTAATGCCTTAATTAGCTACGTGATTCAGTTCTTAATTAATGGTGGGTTAATCAAAGACAGTCATGAGTTACGCGTGTTTGAACGGATCATGCACAAGTATACTTATTTAGCATCTGCTTTATACTTCCATGGATTATTTGAAAGAGAAAACAAAGGTCTATTTGGTTTATCTAAATCAAATACCAATATCTTATTTGCGATGATTTATGGAAATGATTTCCGTGAACTCTGCGTATTAGAAGGAATCGATAACGATAACTGTGAGTTATTTGCTATCCTAAATAAACACCGTGTTCGTTTACTTGAAAACAACAGCTTATTGACACGTCCAAATATCGATGTGGTACCATCTGGTGATCAGTATGCACAACTTGCGGTAGATTGTATTGTTCAGTCATTAATCTATACTTTACTTGGTGTGGATTATACGATGCATAGTCCATCATTATTAGATAGTGTACCGGATCTCCCTGATTACAGTGAACTTGCTGTATTATCTCGTTTTGGTGTACCTCAAGATATCTATATGCCATTGGCCAATTATCGTTCAGTCTTAGGAGAGTAGTGATGGCAGTATTACACGGCACCGTCCGTGATAACTACCAAGCTATTACGAGACGAATCGTTATCCAAGTCATCAAGCGTTTAAGAAGTCATCTGTCTTTTAACAAAGATACCGTTTTCATCATCAAGGGATTAGAAGATAATCTCATGGTTTGGAATAGTGAGAAGAATGAACTTCAAACGATTCGCCATAATCCAGGTGAGGACAGTGCGCGTTTTGGTGAGTACGATCAGTTAGAGATCGAATTTAAAGAAGAACTAACGGATGATGGGATCGCAAGAAATGGTTATATGACTGACATGTTACCCCCGATCTTTCATGATGAGAGATTAGGGATTCGGATGAATGTTGGTTATATCCAAACCAGAGTAACTTTATCCTTTACCTTTAAATCTGGTACATGGGAATCCATGCAGACTTATGAGGGATCATTTGCGAGATTACTTCAATCATCTAGAACACTTGTCCTTCATGAGTTAGAGTATTACGTACTACCAGAACTTCAGCAATGTGAGTTATTACGTACGTTGTATGATCTAAAAGAAAAACGTGGTGGGATTGGTGATACCTTCGATGAATGGATGGATAAGAATACCAAGACGGGTTCTTATCGTACATTAACCAATAGAAAGGGCAATGGTGCGGTAATGGCGTTTAAAGAACGTCAGCGTCAGATTATCCTGATGTTAATGGAAACCCAGTTAACAGATGCACAGAAAAAAGAGCGTGGTGCGTCAGCTGAAACACAATTCGAAGTACAGTTCTATTATGATGCCCCTTACTATACAACGATTGAATATCCTTTGATGGTACACAATCAAGTTGTACCTGGTAAGTGGTTCGTGGGACCTCGAGTCCATCACGCGAATCGTGATCATGAAGTGACTTTCGATAAGTTACAAGATGGACTACAGCATGTGATCAGTGAGGATCAAGCGGTTAGTACTTTTACCTCTCAAGAAGGATTGCGTTATCCAAGTTGGGATAGTTGGAAGGTGCCTGCTTCTCATTATAACAACATGAAAGCAGCAACTATCTTAATCCAACTTCCAGAGAAACTTCCTGAAGCGGATAAGCTGACAAACTACACGTTACTTTTACCATGTAGTGCAATCGAAAGCAACGTCATGAAATTTGGTCATGGTACGAAGCGATATATGAAAGATAATCGCAAGCTCATGTTCTCAACCACACACTCACCTGTTGTATATCAATTATACCAAGGTAATGAACGTGTGGACATGGAAAACTGTTATTTGGATGAGAAGCTCGATCTTTATACTAACTACAAGTTAGAGTATTGGCAACAATGGCATCTTGTCATTGAGATCCCAAATAACTATAACCATATTGAACGTGATACCATGAATACGATGATGCGTTATCCTGATTTCCTGGCTGAGATTTATCAGACTTTATTATATAAAGAACGTAATTTCAAATTAGGAACAACAATCGAGGAAGTTTGTAAGGAATACCTTACTCGTATCCCAATGTTGCAATCCGGCATGTGGTATCAGATCTATCGTTGCTTGATGCTTAATAAACCACTAACTATGCAGTATGGTGAGCATATCGAGAAATACTTCTACACTTGGCTCATGGCAAAAAATCCTGAGTATAAAGATCTCGATGAAGCAAAAGATGATTGGTATCATTTTGATTTACCACATGAACGTCATGCTATCTTGTTGGATTTCCAACCAGATCTCTTTGAGTGGTTAAAAGCTCACCATGATGATCCAGATGCAGTGAATGACATTTTCTATGGTAAAGCAGATGTGACGAAAGTCATTCCATTCTTAACGCAATATACGACATCGATCAATAACTACTTCATGGATATCCCAATTCCAAGAACGCAGATGATGTCATTTGTTAACGCTAAACGATTAGGAGACTAAGATAACGATGGCAGGTTTTAACTTTGAAGAAGTCCCAGAACGTAAAGTCGTTATTGAGGACGTTTCTAAACACCTTCCTGATGAACATGTAAAGATTACAGTAGAGCAGGAGAAAGATCTTGCTCCTACTGATTTCTGTAAACAGGAAGAAGCGGTTAAACTCCCTATCCACCATAATCCTTATTTAGGGGTAGAGGTAGATAGTAAGAGTGACGACATTTTAAATATCATCTCTTTCATGGAAGGATCACCTTGGCAAGTAGAATACTACAGCCAATATCTTGGTGAAGATGATGAGACTTATGCGTGGTCTATTGATCGTGCTGCCGCATTCCAACAATATCGTTGTATTAAGCATTTCGAACTTAAGGTAACCAGTAGTTTATCCTATAGTTATGATGAATCAACAAAAACCGATGAACTCACAGGTACGGCTCATTTCTATCCAGTATTAAAACCAAATAAAGGCGATATGTTTATTGCAGACATTGGGGATGGGAGAAGTGGTTTACTTGAAATTACCTCGGTGAAGAAACTTTCCGTACGCCGTAATACAGCATGGGAAGTCGAGTATTTTGTGCGTCAGTTCTTAACCAAAGAAGCACATGATAACCTTAAACTGAAAACCATTAATACAGTCGTCTTCTCACTTGAAAGACTTCGTATGGGTAATGGTGCGTTCATCGAAGAAGAGACTTACAGCGAACTCGCCAATATCGAAGAGACGATGGACAGACTCATTCGTCAGTATTTCCGTCATTTTTATGATGAGGAGACCTGTAGTTTCACGGTGCCACTTGGTACCAGTATCCGTACTTGTGATATCAAACAAAATGATTTTTTATTATCATTAGTTGAGACATCACGCTATCCGGAATATTATCGTGTTAGACGTATTCGTACTGATTTAACCGATAAGCATAAAGGATGGAGTATTTGGGATGCACTAATGAATCAATCGTGGCTCGATCTTGATGATGCCATGACGAAGTTCAATATCCTCTCTAAGATGGAAATGCGCAATAACACCATGCAATGGAATGGTAGCCATAGTCAATATACGCACTTTATTTATCCGTATAAAGATATCGTAGCTGCAACTGGTGTACAATATAACCCACGCTTTACGGCGCCTGCTGAGATCCCTATCTTTATCGATGAGGATATCAAACAAAATAGACGTTATATTTATCATGTAGGGATGAATAATGACTACGTCTTCAGTCAGTACTTCTATACGGCTGATGAGGATAACATGTCAAGATTGGAATTACAGGTTTATAAATACTTAAACCAACAACCGATCTGCCCTCAAGAAATCATGCGTTTATTAGGTGCTTGCACAAGATGGGATGATTTAGATAGATATTATTATATTCCTATTTTATATC